AGTTGCCGGTGATAAACCGCTCGACGCTGTCTTGCAGCTGGCCGATGACCCTGGCCGCGTTGCGTCCGCCATTCTCTGCCCGGGGATCCGCCATCGCGTTGCGTTGCGCCCGGTCGAGTTCCGACCGCAGATCCGTGACTTCCTTGAGCCGCGCCGGCGCGGCCGGGGTGCCATCCTCCGCGGCGCGGCCTAAACGCGTCACGCGATCAATCAACCCCTGCGGAACCAGCCCGCGCTCGACGCTCGTCATGCCGGCGATCTGCTCGTCGATGCTCGCGGTCAGCGGCGCGATATCGGCCTGACGCGCGCCGATCTCGGTCGCCCCATAGGCGTCGGCCGTGCGCTGCCGCGCCTCGGCGCGCGAGCTCTCCAGCGCTCCGCGCACGACATCGCCCCGCACCGCCGGATCGCTTTGCGGCGCGATCCGTGCCGCCGCTTCGTCGGCCGAGCGCGCAGCTGCGGCTTGCTGTTCCCGTGCGCCCGCCACGAAGCGGCCGAGCACATCGTCAACGGTGGTCCGGACGGTCGAACCGCGCGCCTGCGGCGTCATGCGCGGCATGATCGCTTCGATCAGTCGCTGCGCACCGGCCGTCGCCTCTTCGGCTTGCCGGTCCACTTCGCCAAGCCGTCGATCGACGCCGCCCTGGAGATCCTCGCGGAACTGACCGGCGTTGCCCGTCGGCGCGAGGCCGTCGACACGGTCATTCACGACCTGCTGGTTCGCCACGCGCCGCCCGGTGTCGAGGCCCGGCCGGGCCGCCGTCTTGCCGTAGACGTAGGCTGCCAGGCCGGGATCGCCGGAGCGGTCCGCGATATCGGCCTGGTATCCGGGAATGATCTGCTCGACCTCGGCCGGGCGCCGAAGCTGATCGGCCAGCGGCTGCGCATCGATCGTGCCGCGATCGACGCCGGCCTGGACCTGGCGCTGGGCCGTGGTGGAGTTGGCGAGCAGATCGTTGGCGACCTCGCTGCGCGCGACGTCGTCGGCGAACTTGGTCGATCCGGCGGCTGCGCCCGCGAGCGAGCCGATGCCGCCCAAGATCGGGCGGGCCAGCGCGAGCGCGGTGTTGCCCGCGACGGATCCGGCGAAGTCTGCGGTCGAGCGCGCACCGGCCCCGTCGGAGATCGGCGTCACGGCTTCGACGGCGGTACCGGCGCCGAGGCCGGCCGCGACCGCTCCGGACGTCTCACGGCCGACGACACCCGCCGGGTTCACGGCTCCGGCTTCGACCATCGGGCCGAGAATGCGCTGCGCGACGCTGTCGCCCGTCATCATCTGCCGGGCGCCGGCCGCGCCGATGCGCGCGCCGGCCGCGACGGACCCGACGACAGGCAAGGCCGAGGCGCCGACTTCCTGGCCGACGCGGTCGGCGATCCGCTCGACCGGCCCCTGCGGCTCGTACTTCTTCACGCCGAGCGCACGGCCCGGGGCCTGAATGATGTCGGAGGGCAGGAGCGGGTTGTCGCTGATCGGCCCGAAAGTCGGTACGACCTCGCGGCCCATGATCTTGTTGATGAGCCCGCCGTTGATGTTCAGGAGCCGCGGCGCCTGGTTGATGATGTTGACCGGCGCGTCCACCAGCATCTCGAGACCGGAGACAACACCCTGCGGAATCGCCTTCGCCACGCCGGCCAAGCTGTCGCCGGCGAGCGCCGGCTTCTGGGGAGGCGGCGCGGGTGCATCGACTTGTTCCGGCGCAACCGGGGTGCTCGGCGCAGCCGTCGGAGCGGCGGGGGCCGCGTCGGGGAACTGGTCGAACGGATCGGCCGCGCGCCCGGCGGGGGCCGCCGGAGCGTCGGGGAACTGGTCGAAAGCGTCCATCAGGGGCGAACCTTCATCCGGCCGTCAGGGGTGCGGAACTGCGTACCCGGAGGAAGCGCCATCGCTTCCTCTACGGACTGTACGGTGCGGACATCGCTGTTCGCGGGCGGCGAGGCCGCTGGCGCCGTACCGCCGCCCGGGAACGTCCCCGCGGCCGTCGGATTGGCAATGCCGAGCTTCTGCCGGACCAGGGCGTTCGTGCGCTTGGCCTGCGCGATGTTGGCGAGCGACGAGCTGTTGTTCGCGAGCAGCCCGCCCCCGCCGATCTCGGCCTCGACGCGCTCGACGTCGCGGTTCGAAACCTGCGCCCCGCCGCCCGATGCGGCGGCCTGCAGCGCGATCGCGCGCTGTCGGGCGCCCTCGATCGCCGACAGCTTCGGGTCGAAGCCGCCGAAACGCCGGAGCACCTCGGGCGAGAAGCGGTTCTCGCCGACGAGCCGACGCACCTCGGCGTCCTGCTTCTGCAGCACCTGGCCGACTTCGCCGCCGGTGGCGACGAGATCTTGAAAAGACCGCCGCGCGGCGCCGAGCGCGCCCTGCGCGCCGGGCGTCTCGTTCAGCAGCTGCGCGTAGGAATCCATCGCGGCGTCGGCCAGATCCAGGTCGAGAAGCTGCTGGCCGGCCTTGTTGACGTTCGCCGCGCCAATGCCGGTCGCGTCCTGGCCGCCCTGGACAGCGGTCGAGAACTGCTTCGATCCGGCCGGAATCGGCTGCCCGGTCTGGCTATCCATAAGCACGCCGTCGCGCAGCACGGCCGTACCCTGCTTGCCGTCGGGCGTCTGGTAGTTCGTCGCGTTCTGCGGTGTGACCGGCGTCGCCGCCGGCGCCTGCCCGACGGCCCGATCGCGGTACTGAACGCGCGGGCCTTCGGGCGTCTGCACCGTCTCGACCGGGGCCTGCCCCATGACGATGCTGCGAAGATCGTTGGCCGGCAGCGCCTGCATGGCGCCGGCCTTCACTTCGTCCGTGCCGAGGGGCTTTGCCGCGCCCTGCGCCGTGAAGCCGTTCGGGCCGACGTAGGTCTGGCCCTGGTTGAGCGTGACGCCGCCCTGCGTGTTCTCGGGCATGTCCTCGCGGCCGAAGAACTTGCCGAGGCCGCTGGCCCGGGTCTGGCCCTCGTTGAGCGGCGCGGTCGCCGAGCGCAGGTTCAGCCCCTCCTGCTGCAGACGCTCGGCCTGGAGCTTCGTCGCGTTGTCGCGCGCGTTGGTCGAGAGCGTCGTCGCGTTGCCCTGGTCGACGGAATAGAAGCTCTGGTTCGGGTTGAACCGGCCGACGCCGATGCCGAGCCGATCGAGCTCCTGGCGCGTGACCGCGGGGTTCTTGGCCGCGTCGTAGTAATCGGCCAGCCGACGCGCCTCCTGCTGTGTGGCGAGCGCCTTCTGGCCGGCAAGCTGATCGCTGGCATCGGGCGGCGCGAGCGCGGCGGCGATGTTCTGAAAGCCGCGCCCGATGCCTTCGTCGTTGTAGAAGCGGCTCAACCGGACAGCCATCAGATCACCTTGTATGCGTTGCTGCCCGAGGCGAAAGACGGGATGGCACCGAACATCATGCTTCCGAGCGACATCGGGGCGGTGGCTTGCGGCTGCGCGAAAGACGGCAGCGACGTCGTGCCGGCGGCCGGGGTGGCGCCGCCCAAACCGGCCACGTTCTTCGTGAGCCCGGCCGTCATACCGATCTGGCCGGCACCGCCGAGCAGGTCGCCGAACAGCTTCAGGCCGGATCCCTTCGCATTCGCGGCCTCAAGCTCGTACGGCGTGACCGCTGCCGAGCCCTGGCGGAAGTTGTTGATCTGCCCGATCTCGCCGGCGTCGCGGGCCTGACCCCGGCTGGTCTCGCCGAGAAGGTCGCCGAACGAGCGGAGCTCGCCGAGCGCGGAGCCCTGCTGCTGACCGTAGGCGCGGGCCTTGCCGCTCTGCTTGGCCTGTTCCTGGACGACGAGATTGGATCCGGAAGTCGGCAGCGCATCGCTCGGCGCGCCGGACCCGGCACCCACGGCCGTCGGCTCTTCGCCGAGGCCCTTGTTGAAGTAGCTGCTGAGCTTGCCGGCGCGCTCGTCCTCCTTGCCCGCGAAGTCGTCGTATCGACCGCGCGACCGCTCCTGCACAGCTTCGGCTTGGCGCTGCAGCTCGCCCTGGCGCTGTCGCTCGGCGCCGAGCGCCTTGTCGCGGGCGCGCGCCTGCTGGCCGGCCGCGGCCGAGTTGGCGAGCGTCGACGCGCCCATGAGGGCGGCGCTGCCGAGAGTGACGGGATCGCACATCAGCGGGAGTTCCTGACGCTGCCCGAACTGGAGAACAGCCCGGTGTCGTAGGGTGATTTGTAGAGCGCGCCGCCGGTGGCGGCCGAAGCGCGCTCGGCGGCGGCTTGCGTGCCGAGGCTCGACGTGAAGTCGCCGAAGAGTTGGCCGATCGGCGAGAACGCCGTCGGCTGAGAGAGGGCCTGCGCGCGGTTGATCGCGCCGGTGGCCGCTTGGCTGGCATCGCCGGAGGCGTTGAGCGACGAGATCAGGCTGGCCCGGGCTTCCTCGATCTGCGAGCGCGACTGGTTGCCGTACGACAGCGCTTGGTCGGCCACGCCGCGCTTGGCCGTGTCGTAGGCCTGCTGCAGCTCGCCCTCGCGCGACGCCCGGTTCGACGAATCCAGGCCGCCGTCACGGGCGAGCGCGAAGGTCAACGCCTTCTTGGCCTTGCCGTACTGCTCCTCGAGCTGCGGCGTGGCGTAGTCGTTGAACGCCTGCGTCCGGCCGTTGAAATAATCGTCGTTGAACTGACCGTCGAACGTCGAGTTGATCGCGCTCGTACCCTGCGTGACACGCTGCTGGCGCTGAGCCTCGTCCATACGCGCGAGGTTCGCCTGCTTGTTGCTCGGGGGCGTGAAAAGCTGCGTCACGGCTGCCTCGTCTTTCGTAAAACGGACCCGACATCGGTGAAGCCGAACCGCCTGATGTACCGCGCTGTCGATTGCTGCCTACGGCCACTCGCGACATTAACATACATCTCGTCCGCGCCAAGTCGCTCGGCCCAATAGACAAGATGTCGGATCAAGCTGGCCGCGGCGTCGGATCCGCGGAACTCCGGCAGGACGAACACGACGCGCTGCTCGACGACCAGCGCGGTCGAGAAGTCGCTGTTCCCCCACGCCACGACCTGGAAGCCGACGACCTGCCGGGCCGGGGTCTCGACCACGAAGTAGACCGGCGCCTGGTCGGCGAGCGAGCGTCGAAAGCTCTCTCGCGTGCGGATCGGGCTGAAGTCGAGATGCGGGAACGTTTCCGGGACGGCGACGGCCGCCATCTCGACGATCGCGGCCTCGTCACCGGCGGTTGCGGGGCGGACGTTCATCAGCGGGTCCACGCGAATTGCAGGAAGGTCTCGCCCGCCCGGCCGAAGCCTTTCAGCTCGGCCTCGCGCCGCAGCCCGAGCATCTCGATCCAGCGGTGCGCGTCACGGTGCTCGACGTGGCTCACGCACTCGATCCGGTGCGCGCCGGCGGCCTTCACCTCCGGAAACAGGACGCGCGTGATGAACCGGGTCAGACCGAGCGCCGCGGCGGGGAAGCCGTCGGTGGCGAAGAACAACAACGTCACGACGTTCGGCCGGTGTTGCATGCACCCACCAACCGCGACGGCCTCGCCGTCGACCCGGGCAGCGATCAGCTCGTCCGACTGGCCGAAACGCTTGACCAGCTGCTCGGCGAGTTCGGCCCGATCGGTGGCGTGCGACACCGCCAGGAACTCCTGCACGTCGCGCTCGCGCATGCGGTGGGCGACCTGGACGACGTCCGTGTAATCGGCCGCCTCAAGTCTTAGCATCGGGCGCGTCTCCGGCGTACTGGATCACGGCGGCCGCGAGCTTGTGCGGGCCGACGCCGCGGCTGCGGAAGCGCAGGTTGAAGTGCGTCGACTGCCCGCTCGCCGGAATGCGGTTGCGCCGGAACGTCGTCTCGAAGACCTGCCCGATCTCGTCCTCGGCGGCCAAGTTGGTCGGCTCCATGCCGATGCTGACGTCCCACCGGCCGGAGACCGCCGCGTCGATCCCCTCCAGGGTCTTCACCGTCGTCGGCTTGCTCGCGTCGAGGTAGGGTAGCCAGGCCTCGGCTACGGTCTCGTCGTACACCGGAGCCGCCCCGAGGCCGCCATACACATAGATCGAATTTGCGGCGCGAACGTAGACGCGCCGCTGGAAAACGCCCGCGTCCAGGATGTCGAAGCCCGGCTGATAGGTCGACCATGCGCTGACTTTTGCCCCCGCGAAGAACGAGAAGACGAAAACGGTGTCCTTGACGATGAGCCAGAATCGGCCGTCACGCGGCTCAATCAGGCCGATGATGCGGCTGCGTTCGCCCGGACCGAGCGACGCGAGCTTCGCCGTGATGAGGCTATCGATCGGCACACCGACGTCGGAGGTCGAGGCCGCGTTCGAGGCGTCGCGGGCGCGCAGGGAGCGCACGCCGCTCTCGTCGAGATAGAAGATGTCGTTGTCGCCGAACTGCGTCACGCTGCGCGGGCTGGCGGTGCCGGTATTGCGCAGGGTCTGCGACGACTTGTTGAGCGCCGGATCGGGGTCGACGTACTGGATCTTGGTGACGCGCTCGGCGAACACCGCGACGAACTGCTGGTACTCGGCTACCGCGTAGAGCTGCTCGAGGCCCGAAGCCTGCGCCGAGAAGTCGATGAACCCGGCACCCGTCGTGTCGGTGGACCACTTCGTCGGCGCGCCGACGCCCGAGAAGTGCAGGTTCGGCCCGGACGTCGAGTAGACCTTCGATCCGATCGTCCGGACGAAGTCGCCCGGGATCAGAAGCTGGCCGCTGCTCGTCGCGCCCTGCATCGTGGTCGAGCTGGGGCTGATCGTCAGATTGCCGGACGTGAGGGAGTTGACCGGAAGCCCGTTTTGCGTGGCGTCGGCCGTGGCCGACAAGATGTTGACCGTGGCGCCGTTGGCGCTGGCGCTATAATCCGGCGACGTGACGGCCGTGTTGATGGCCTGCGCTATGGCGGCGGCCGTGGCCTCGTTGCTGCCGGCGTACGCCACCGGGGCCGAAATGATCGTGGTTGTGCCGACTGAGAGATCCTCCAGCCGCGAGACGACGCCATCGCGTCCGCCGGTGAAGGTGACGCCGTTGCCGACGGTGAAGTTTCCGGTCGTGACGACGCTGATCGGCTGCCCGTTCACCGCCGCGCCGGGCGTGGCGGCCCTCACCGTGACGCGCACGCCGCTGGCCGTCGCCGTGTAGTCGGGCGTCGAGCTGAAGGCGTTGATCGCCGCTGCGACGGCCGTTGCCGTCGTGACGTTGTTGCCGGTGTGCTGGATCGGCCCGCCGATGATCGGCACGCCGGCGACGGTGATCGAACTGATCGTGTCGGTCGGCTGGTCCGCGACGGGCGGGTCCGGCGCCGCGGCGCCGCCGAGAACGTCGGCGTAGGCCGTCGCTTGCGTCGCCGTTTGATCGCCGCTGCCGCCGACCGTGACCGACGCCCGAGCGCGACCGTCGAACCAATCGGCAACCCGCACGCCATCGTAAAAGTGGAATCGGCTGCCGTCCGAGAACACGCCGACGGCGTAGAGCTTGCCCGCGTAGAGGTCGGTCGACGGCACGCTGGCGAGCGCCAGGCCGTCGGGGTGCTGCAGACGCTGGTATGCGATGCCGGATGGCAACGCTGGCGGCGCGGCGCTACCGAACACGACCGGGCCGGTCAGGCTGAACGCGAGCCCGATCGTGCCGGCCGGGAGGTCATGGGTCTTCACAAAGGCCGCGCGCTGCTCGAACTCGCCGCCCCGAGTGATGTGGCCGTCGCGCGCCTTGATGAGCACGCCGCCGACCGTCGTCTCCGGCAAGCGCCGGGTGTCGAGGCCGCCGGTGAACTCCTGGACCCAAATCGTGCTCATCGGCGGATTCGTCTTCTTTCCGTGCGCTACTCGGGTGCGGAATCGTTGATGGGTGCGGTCGGCGCGCTTAACTCGACGATCCGAGCCTCAAGCGCCTCAATCTTCTCGCGGTCCTCGTCGGCCTTAACCTGGGCGATCCGCAGGTTAATTGCCTGCATGCCAAGGTCCATCGCGATTAGCTCATTGGCAGTCTTCAGCAGCATCATGTTGTGTTCTCCTAAAGGCCAACGACGATCAAGGCCTTGGCGTTGCCGGGGATGGAGCCGGAAGGGCTAAGCTGAACGGCGACGCCCTGGTAGGTCAGGCTCTGGAACGAGCCGTTGCCGTTGACCGCAAGGCCGCCGGTCGTAACGCTGGAAAGGGTCGCGCCGCCGTTGCAAGACAGGGAGCCGCCGAAACTGCCGTTGCCGGAGGCGCTCATGTTGCCGGTGTTGACAGACCCGCTCGAGACGTTCCCGTTAATCGTCGCGCTGCCGGTAATAGAAATAGTACCAAGCGTCGCCCGCGCACCCTGAAATCCATTGATTGGGTGGATGGAGTGGTTCAGCAAGACGTTGTTGGCGGCGACGAGAAGCGCACCACTGCCGCCAAACTTGTCAGGTTGGAGAACAATGTCACCGCCAGGCGACACCTCAAGATAGCTGTGGTGATACTGGTTGGTGTCACTGTTTCCGGTCTTCTTTCCCCCGGATGACGTGATCCAGTACAGGCCCTGCCCTCCAGCCTGTCCATCGGCCTCCGGGTGTTTAGCCATGCCGAGCTGTGCAAAACGCTCGGCACCGCCGTGGTCAGAGGACAAGAAGTTCTTCCAGGGGAAGCTGTTCTCTACGAGCCCGTAGCGGCCGATGCGGATCGCATCGGCCGCGCCGTCAGGGCGCCCGTCTGTGAACTCGGCCGGAATCCAGATCCCTAGCAGATTGGACCCGGTCGTCGGGTTCTGCGTGCCCTTCCAAGTGCAGTCGATCTCGATACCGTTGATCTGTGCGGCGTTACCGTACTGCGGAACGTTGAAACTGGACGAAAAGTTGGACGTTACAACGTTCAGGCCCCAGACACGTCCGTTCGGAACGTTCACACGAGCATTAGCGAACAAGCCAACACCCACGTTCTGATTGCTTGACGTCTGCACAAGACCAGAGATTGCTGCAGAGATAATCGTTACGGGAGTACCCCCGACGACAGCCTGGTTTGACTCTACGGGAATATTTAGCGTTCCGGTGATTGCAGAATAGCAGCCAAGCGTCTGCTGATCCGCCGGCTTGTCTCGGTCGCCACCGGCCCAGAATGACGCATCCGTAGGGCCGACACTGACGCGGAACCGATCCCACTGGCCTGTGCCGTTCGTCCACGGCGGCTGAAGCGTGGTTGCCTGGATACCTGCAAACTCAAGGGCGTTCCGCCCCTGCAAAGGCGTCCCAGTCAACACAGACCGGCCCGACCCCGACGCGTCCGATATCTGCGAAGCCGTGACCGTCGACGGAGCTCCACCGCCCCCGCCGGTCCCGAACCGAGGGTCATCGAACGCGGCTACGCCGCCAGAGACGCCCACGGCAAGAACAGCGGCGGTTCCGAGGCCGAGCGCGGATCGACCAGCCGCCGGCGTACCCGTCAGTACGGATCGGCCGGACGCCGACGCATCGGTGATCTGAGACGCCGTGACCGTAGTCGGCCCGCCACCGCCGAAACCTGGCGGCAACTGCGCAAGCGGTACACGACCGTTGACCAGATCGGCTTTCAACGAGAAGGCCCCAGCAAGCGGTCCGGTCGCGAGCTGGTCGGTGATATCGCGAATATCGGTGACGCGCAGCGTGCCGTCCGGCTTGATCGTCAGCAGCTTGCCATCGGCCTGCTGGATCGCGGCGCCGCCCTGCGGAATCGGACGGTTGGGCGTGTTGCCGGGCGTGTTCGAGAAGTCGAACCGTGCCCTAATGACTTGGTCGACCATCAGAACTCCTGCACGTCTTCACGAATGTTATCAGGAAGGTCGACGGGAACCTGGATCACGGTCGGCTCAAGCGGGTAGGTGAGTTGCGGCGTCGAGGGCGGCACGTAGGCGCCCCCACCGCTGCCAATCGGCAGGCCGAAGCGACTGCGGCTGCGTTCGCCGGTGCCGAACATGCGGAAGCGGCGCGTAATCTGCAGCTCGCCGCGCAGCCGGGCGAAGCGCTTTAGCGCCATGTCCTGCTTGAGCTTGGCGTCCTTCGCCCCGACGGCGGCGAGGCGCTCGGCGGCTGCGAACAGAACAATGATGCGGTCGTCGAGATCCGCCCGGTCGGCGTCGTCGACGAGCTTCTTCAGCTTCCGAATGCCGGTGAACTTGAGCTGCCCGTCCTGCGTGGCCGGGTCGAAGCCGCGATCGGAGATCGGCCAGACCTCGAAATCCTCGTTCTCGGACAGGCGCCAGCGCCGCGGAGGCCACTCGCGTTCGTCGAGCTCGCTGTTGCGCATTGAGTAGTGCGCGCCCTCGATGCCGGGCTGCAGGCGGCACCAAGCGCCGTCGGCGAAATACTCCAGCTTCTCGACACGATCGAGAGCCAGGTCTGCGGGGAAATCGTAGTAGCGCTGCCCGGCCTGGATCGGCACGTTGCGTTCGACGCGCAGGTGCGGCCAGTCGTAGTCGTCCCACAGCCATTCTTGCGTCCGCTGCAGGTGCTTGACCTGCAGCTCGCGGTCGTTGGAATTGTGGGCCGGGTTCAACGACAAGCGCGTTTCGGCGCGCAAGTCGTCGATCAGCTTCTCCAGCGTCTTTCCCCGCATGACGGATCAGCCGAGGATATCGGTGATGCCGTCGGCTTCTGCCTGCTCGTTGGCCGAGGCCGAACCCTTCTCGCCCTTGGCGGGCTTGCGGGTCTGGCCGACGGTCTCCCGATCGGGCTTGTCGGCGGCCGACGTCGAGGTCTCGTGCTTCGGTTTCGCGCGGCTCTTCGGCTTGAACAGCTCGTCGGGCAGGTCGAGCTCTTCGATGGTCTCGTGGACGCGCGCCGCGGAACCCGGGAAGAGCGCCTCGACGACCGGCCGGGAGTTCTGCGACGAGTAGGTCTCGCGCAGGCGCACCAGCTCGTCACGGTTCCGGACCTTGATGACCTTGCCGTCCTCGTCCTTCGGAGGGTCGATCGGCTCGATGTCGTAGACCGAATCCGGCCCGTGGATGGCGAGCAGCACGGCGATCTCGGCCGCGGTGACGCCGTACTTCGGAACCGTGTTGTCGGCCTCGCCGGCGAGCTTCACGATGACGTTTGCGTATTCCATGACGCTCGGCCTCCCTTAGATGATGGCCTTGGGGCCGTTGTAGCGCTGGATCGGGTCGATGCGGGGCAGGCCGACGACGGCCGTGCGGCCGGCGGCGAACGTGACGCCCGAGTTGTTCGTCACGGTCACGTTCGACGCGCCGTAGGTGAAGCCGATCTGAGCGCCGGTGTATTTGTCGCCGCTCGGGTCGAACACGAGCATGTTGTCCGAGGTGTTACCGGCGTTGGCGCCCTGGTAGTCGGCCTGCACCGTCCCGGTCGGATACGGCACGGTGAAGGTGCCGGCGTTGGCGACATCGGCTGTGAGCGTCGTCCGGACGGTCGCGTAGTTCGAGGTTGTGGTCAGAGGCATGACGCCCTCCGTAATAGGGTTCGGGGGAGGACGGCCGGGTCAGCGGCCATCCATTCTGTCGGGCGTCGTGCTAGGCGATATCGTACACCGCGGACGTGTTGAGCTGCTTGGCGATCATCACGCCCGTCATGGTGATGCCGTTGTACATCACATAACGGTCGTACGGCCGGGCCGGGTTGTGCTTCTTCATCCGGTTGCCGTTCATGTAGAGCATGCGGATGCCGCCCGGGCTCATGTCGATCACGTAGAGGCGCTTCGACAGGCCGAGATCGTCGAGGGTCGGATCGTACTCGATCGGCGTGCCGCGCCAGGCGGGGCCGCCCATCGCGCCGTCGACCTTCTTGCCGTCGCCCCAGCCGGTTTGCGTGTAGAAGCCATTCGAGCGCATCTCGTTGAGGTAGGCGCCGAGGAAGTCGGAGCCGGCGTAGAGCATCCGGGAGGTGGTGCCCTTCCGGTAGCGCTGGAGCTGGCGATCCTCCTTCTCGAGGAATGCGATGAGCGAGCCGCCGTTGGCCGGCGAGGACGTGATCGGACCCTGGCCGCCGGCCGTGCCGAAAGCCGCCGTCGCGGCGCGATTGCGCCAGTACGGGGTCGTCGCGCGGTTGATGCCGCCGGTGATGCCGAGGTTCGGGTTGTCCAGGATGATCGACCGGATGCCGGCGATGGCCTTCACGTCGGCCGTGCCGTCGCCGTACATCAGCCGGTTCAGGCTGAAGGCGTAGTCCTCGCCCATGGTGTCCATCACCTCGTCAAGGCGATTGGCGAGCGCGAACTGCTCGCGGCCGGACATCTCCGTGGTCGACTGATCGGCACCGTCCTCGGTGATGTCGATGCCGTCGATCTTAAGCTCGGTGTGGGTCAGGGTCACGCCAAGGTGATGCTCACGCCAGGGGAAGCGGACACGCTTGATGGTCGCCGGGTCGTAGTAGTTGACCTGGTCGTCGTAGCTGTAGCCCTGGAGCGTTCCGCCACCGCGGCCGTCCTTCACGGCGAAGGAGACGAACTCCTTGCCGCCGGCGAAGGCGCCGGCCTTGGCGTTGAAGTCCTTGAGCAGCGGCTTGTTCGAGACGTTCTGTTTGAACACCTTTCCCTTGTCGATGTAGTTCTCGAGGGTGGTGTTGTTGATCTCGACGAGGACGTCGGGGGAGATGGGCATAAGACCTTACCTTTACGAGGCGGCGGCCTGGTTCACCTTGGAGCGCACGATGTCGAGCGTCGAAGCGAAAACAGGCTTTTGCTGCGCAGACGCTGCCGGCTGATTTCCCGCCACGATGGGTCGGAGGGGCTGGCGACGCGGCTGTGCCGTCGGGGTCGGAGGCCGAAATTCCTTGTTGATCGTCTCGTAGGCGCGCTTGAGCTGGTCCTTCACCCCGTCAACGGAGTTCGGGACACCTTCCGACCGATGCAGCCACGCGATCTCCCGCTCCAGCGCCGGCATCTTCGCGGCGAAGTTCGGGTCTTTCGTCTGGCGATCGGCTTCCCAATCGTCGGCGGCCTTGCTCAGGGAGGTGACGTGCGACGTCCGTCGCTCCATCTCGGCCTGCTGATCCCGAAGCGCCTGCTGCTGGCGCAGCGATTGCGTCGAGGCGTTGGCCCGGCTGATCTGCAGAGCAGCGTCGTGCGAGTATTCCCCGGCATCGACTTTGCGCTGAAGGTCGGGCGGCAAGGCTTCGCCCGCGGCGATGAGCAGATTCTGGAGAATCGGCTGCAGCCGCTTCCACGCCTCGGCCGGATCGTTCTTCATCAGGCCGGCAACGACGAGCGCCTCTGCGGCGTCCTCGGCACTCATGCCCTGCGAAGAGATGAACTGGTCGACGTTGCGGTAGCGGACCGCGTCGGTCTCCGCGGCCTTCATCCGGCCGAGAACCTGCTTGAACCGTGGGTGCTTGTGGAAAGGGACGTCCGAGAAGTTCTCGTCGTCGGGCTCTTTTGCGACCTGCGAGCCGGTCGTCGGCTCGGCTTCCGGGTTATCGGCTGACGAGGCCGCCTCTACCGGCTTGACCTTGCCGCTGATGACCTCTCGGGCAACAGACAGCAGATCGTCGTCGGCGTTGGTTGCGTCCTGCGCGGTGGACGGGTTCGCGCTATCCGGCTGCTGGCCCTCGGGCTTCGCTGCCGCGTCCGTATCGTTGCCTGGACCCGCGTCGTCGATCGGGTCGAGTTCGGTAATCCCGTCCTGCTCGGACATCGTGGCTCCAGGGTTCGAGAACTGCACCATACATTTTGTCTATCGCGTCGACAAGCGCCTATAGACAAGACCTACACCTGATTGCTGCCGAAGGCCGCTTCGCTGCCGCCCTCGCCGCCGGGCGGGGCCGGGCCGTTCGCCGCGCCCTCCGGCCCCTGCGCGGTCGGGTCGGCGGCCGGATCCGCCGCGGCGATCTGCTTGTTCTGGTTCTGCGCCACGATCGACGGGATGCCGGCGATCACCGCATCGGTGATGTCGATCTTGTCGTCGAGGATGCGGATCATGTACTTCGCCAGCCACATCGGATCGATCTGGCCGGTCTGCAACAGGAAGGGGATGATCGTCTTCGCGTTGTTCACCTGGACGGCCTGATTCGGCTTGCCCGTGCTACCGGCCTCGATCTCCAGGTAGAGTTCCTCGGCGATCTCGGTCAGCGTGAGGTGCGGCCACACGGCGCCGGGGCCGACGACCTTCAGCGCCGTCTCCTGCGATACTTCGCGCAGCAGGATCTGGCCGCTCGCCCGGGCGATGACGCTCAAGAACGCGTCGAGGTCGTCCACGCTGGAGCCGTCGGAAGACGCCGACGAGTTGGCCGCGATGGCGCTCTCGGTGGCGGTGGCCTTGCTGACGCCGCCGAACTGCGCCTCCTGCGTGCCGACGACGAGCTGCGTATCCTGGAAGATCTCGCCCGTGTCGTACAGGTTCGGGTCGACGCCCGGGACCGGGATCGGCTGCAGCAGATCGGCCAGCTTCGACTGCGGGTCGAACGACAGGCCGACGGCTTCGAACGGCTCGCATGTCTTGAGCTTCTGGATATCCTCGTCGGTCATCCCGGCGGCCGTAGCGAACGCCCACCGCGGCCGGGCCGCTTTGCGGTGCTCGCGCTTGCCCTGGCGCGAGCGATTGTAGTCGAGCTGCATGTCGAGCAGCAGCGCCACGTCCGACGGCGGGTACAGCTCGTCCTCGTGCTCGACGTCGTTGAACGTCAGCGCGTAGACCGGCCAGAAGTCCTCGACGAAGACGTCCGGCGCCGCCGGAGTTCTTAGGAACTTCTGGTACCCCTCGGCCAGGAAATAGACCAGCCCGGACGGCTTGTCGTAGTGCTTGAACACCTTGACCATGCCGCCGTTGCCCTTGCGCCGGCTGCTCGAATCGTCGTCGAAATCCATGTCGATCTGCGGGGACGTGCCGTCGTCCTCGTCGCCGGCCATGTTGCCGTTCTTGTCCGAGCTGTCGTCGGTGGCGTTCTTCGGCAGGTCGACGCCGAACAGCTCTTTCACCTCGTCGTGGCTGAAGAGGTACTCCAGGGTGATGTGCCGGGCGCCGACGAAGCCGACGAGGCTCTTGCACAGCTTGTCCGGGATCACCTTCGTCGACATCGGGAAGTCGACGATCAGACCCTCGCGCACGACGACCTCGGGCTCGGCCTGAAGCGCCGCGACGGCGTGCTCCAGCTCGGCCAGCTCGGAATCGCCCTCGACGTGCTCGCCCTCGGCGATTCCCTGCGCCAGGTTCTTGATGTGGTCGATGCGGGCGCGATGGTCGGCCAGCTGCTCGGCCAGCCCCGGGCGCGGCCCGGTCTCGCGCTGGAACCCGAGCTCGACGTAGCCGACGGCCGTGGTGCAAGCCCGCCGGACCAGCTTCTTCATACCCATCTTAAAGTCGAGGGGCTTCTGCTCGCGCAGCGCCTGCGCGAACAGGATCTCGAGCGTCCGGCCGGTCTTCTGGATGATCGTGCGCTGCGCCGTGCCGCGCTGGAAGTCGGCCAGCAGCGCCTGCGCCTGCTCCATCTCCGGGGTCGGCGGGATCTCGGCTTGAACGACCTGCCCAGTCTTCGGGTCGATCATCGGCGCGGCCGCCGCTGCGGCGGCCTGCTGCTGCATGAGCATCTGGCCCTGCATCACGGCTTGATAGGCGAGCTGCAGCGTCTGCGGGTTCTCGTCCCACAGCTCATAATCGAGCGTCTCGCGCCGGCGCGCGGTGGCCTTCGGGTTCTTGGCGTAGAGCCCGGCGGTCTTCTGCTTCACGTGGCGGCCGGCGATGTTGGCCGTGTAGCTGTCGGTCGAGGCGCCGGGCAGCCGCCCGTATTTCGCGACGTGCATGTCGCGGCGCATCTGCTTGAACGCCTTCTCGTGGTGCTTGATGTCCTCCTTGATCCGCTGATGGATCGTGCGGACGAGCGCCTGGTCCTGCGCCGGCGCTTCCGTGTCCGCGGGCTTCGGAGTGGCCGCCGGATCGACGGTCTCGGTCTCGTCGAACATCAAAAAATCCTCGCGGCTACATACCCAATGCCGACGCCTACGACGACAGCGAACAGCACCATCAGGAAAACGATGGTGCCAATACCTTGAAGCCCGTTCGCGTCCATCAGAAGCCTCCTGCGTTCGCGGCGCGCCGCTGCTCGTTCTTGTACTTGTCCATCAGCTTCACCCACCCGAGCGTACCGAAGGCCGGCTCCTCGGGTTTCTTGGCCGGCGCCGAGGCGCGGAACTGGCTCTGCAGGCCGAGACCGAACAGGCTCATCATGTCGACGAAGTCGTCGTGCGCCGCGTTCGGGAAGGCCATGAGCTGCTCGATCGCGGCGTCGGCCCACCGCGGCCCGATCGGCAGGAACACCTTGCCCTGCGCGATGCGCGCGGCGATCGACTGCGCGCGCTGCGCCTTGTCGCCGACCGGCGTCACCTCGCGGATGTTGATGTACGTGCCGGTCTCCTGCATGCGCTTGCGCAAGAAGGGACCGATCGACTGCGAGATGTGCCCGCGCTCGGCCCACCACAACAGCGGCCGGTTCGTGCCGCCGGCCATGACCAGCATGCTCTCAACCGCGGCGTCAGTCGGCATCTTCCGCCAGTCGACCTGCGTCAGGTACAGATTGCCGTCCTCGTCGACGCCGGCGAGGCCGAAGCAGCTCGGATCGTTGCGCTGCTTCAGGCCGAGGGCGTGGTCGCTGGCGGCGTAGTAGCGGAGGTTCTTCGGGAGATCGGCGGGGTGGTAGCGCCGGATATTCTCGCGGCGGAACAGGACGCCGTCGGCCACGGACGGCCGCTGCTGGTAGAGGGCCGAGAAGCCGAGGGGATCGATCGCACGCTGTTCCTCCAGGAAGGTCTCGTCGAACTGGTCCGGGCCGTCCGGCCACAGCGGCGCGCCGACGGGCCGGCCGAGCGGATCGTCCTCCTCGGCGTAGGCCGGGAAATTGATGACCCGGATTTTCTTGGCGAGCGCCGGATTGAAGTACGGGTTCTCCTCGGCGTTGTCGTTCGTGAGCCGGCCGATCGGATCGTCGGCATGCCAGCGCGTGAACGTCATGATGACGAGCTTCTTGCCCATCCGGCGGGTCATCGCGACCTTCGTGAACCAGGACCAAGCCTGATCGCGGATCGTCGGCGACTGCGCCTCCTTGTCGTCCTTGATGAGGTCATCGATGACGAGCAGGTGGGCGCCGCGGCCGGTCAGCGTCGAGCCGCGGCCGACGAACACCATCAGCCCGCCCTTGGTGGTCTGGATGCGGTCCTTGGCGGCGCCGCCGCGGCGCAACTGGACTTCCGGGAAGGCGTAGCGGTACTGCGTGGTGCTCATGATCGCACGCACCTCAGCGCCGATATCCATGGCGAGCTCGTCGCCGTAGGTCGCCACGACGACGTTCTGGTCCGGGTGTCGGCCGATGAACCACGCCGGCAGATGCCGGGACACCAGCTGCGTCTTCCCGTGGCGCGGCGGCATCGTCAGGATCAGGAACTGGATCTCGCCCTTCTCGACTTCCTCGAGCACGCGCGCGATGGCGTCGTGGTGCCGGGCGTTCTTGTAACGCGACCGATTCACGTCGTCGGGTGCCTCCGGGTCCGGCATCGTGAACTTGACGAAAGGCATGAAACGGTCGGCCGACTTCAGGGCCGCAGCGTGTCGCTCCAGCGCGCGGATACCGGCCAGCCGCTCGCGCTCGGCCTCCTGGGCAGCCCTGCGGGCCTCGTTCGGGTCGAACTTGTAGAGCGGCTTGCCGGTGTTCGGGTTGATCGGGCCGGGGCGGGGCTTCTTCATGCGCTGGCCTGGATATTCTTCAGTCGGTCGCAGAGCGTGTCGAGATGGTCATTCAGCTTGCGCATCTCGCCGTGCCGCTGATCGCTGATCTCCCGGGCCAGTCGGATCTCCTGCTCCCGCACGAGCGTGCATCGGTCCTGGGATGCCGCAAGCGCGGCGAGGTTCGTGACGATTTCCTCCCCGAGCTGCCGGCCCATAACCATGCCGCCGATGTGCGCGAGTGCGTTCTGGCCGACCGTCGGCTCGGCGGCCACGTGGTCGGGCTTCTCGCGCTTGGCCTTCATCCACCCGATGACTGCGAGCAGGATTCCGCCAACTCCACCCCCGGTCAGCAGCGTCACCAGGAGGTCGATCCACGGCTTCACATCGTCAGCGGACATTGCGCGGTACGGCCCCGTTCGACAGAGAGCCGGTCTTGTTCATGTCGTAGCCGGTCGCGAGCGTGCACCAGCCTTCGAAGACGAAGAAGACGGCGTAGAAACCCATCCCCGCGGGCAAGCGGCTGTCTTCGACGACCGAGCCCGCGTACATCAAGAAACCAATGCTCAACCAGCACAGGCCGCCGAGCAGGCACCCGGCGAACCGGATGATCGGCGTGCGCTTCCACCAGCCGTTGATCGCGAGCCCGAGACACCGCAACAGGCCGAAGCAGACGGCGGCGGAGCCCCACGACGTCTCGCGCGCGAGCGTCGCCATCACGCGGTAGGCCGGCAGGTCGAAGTAGGGATCGGGCCGCAGCAGCGTCGCACCCCACGTGATCATGCAGACCGCCAGCAGCCACTCCAGCGGGCGCGTCATGTGCATCGCCGTGGCGGTGTGATTCTGCATCAGCGGCGACCCTGCGTGATGTCTCGAAACAGGGTGACGAAGTAGCGAACGCCCTCCAGCAGCGCCCACAGGCCGGCCGCCACGATGAAGAGCCAGCGGTACTCGACCACGAAGCCGACGACGCTCTTCAGGGTGCCGATCACGCTCTGCAGACTGGCGAGCACGCTACCGGCCGTGTCGGCGGTCTGTTGCACGCTGTTCAAAACACCGCTGGTCTGCGCGGCGTCGGCCCCGCCGAGGCCGAGCAGCAGTCCGCCGATCTTCAGCAGGGTCGAGGGCGGCGCGGCGCGCTCGGGCGCGTGCGCCGTCATCTCCGGAATCGTCAGGTTGCCGCGCGAGGTCGCGACCGGGCGCACCGGCATCTTCGGCAGCGCGACCAGGAACGCCTCGTCGATGCCGCCGTCGCCGAGACCGTTGTCCTTGCGCGCGGCGGCGACGGCGTCTCGGGTCTTCTGGCCGTCGGTGCCGTCGAGCAGCCCGTTCAGGTAGTAGTTGCGCTGCTGGAGCTGCGTCTGAACGTGCAGCACGGTCACGCTGTCGGGCGCCACGACGCGCTTCTTGAACAGCCACGTGAACAGCCCGGGCTTCGGCGCCGGCATGACCTGCGCGTCGGAGGCGATCGGCACGGGCGAAACGGTGTTGAGGGGCTTGGCCGGCTTCGTGACGACCGGATCGGCGGCCTGAGCCGGCTTCGTCGGGGTGCCGATCTTGGCGTCGAGCACGCGCAGCGCTTCCAGCGCGAAATCCTTGCGCTTCTGCTCGTGCGGCACGCCAGGGCGCTCATAACCGAGCATGAACGCGGTCGTGGCGCTGTCGAGCGTCTTCGCGCGCTTCAAGCGCGCCAGCGCGGCCTTTTCCGGCCCGCGCAGCTCAACCAGCATGTAGGCGTAGAAGCCGTCCGGGTTGTCGCGCTTGAACCCGTTGGCGTCGGCCCACGCCTCGAACGCGCGCCGGCGCGGTCCGGTCCATTGCGGCCAGCCCCAGCCGCCGCGCGAGCCCTTGACGGTCGGGTTCTTCTCCTGGTTGGCGGTGAACTGCGCGCTCTCGACGGCCAAGTTGCCGAAGATGCCGCCGACATGCAGCCGCGACAGACCGAGATCCGCCATGAAGCGGGGGCCGTAGGTCTCGACGGCGCGTTTGAACTGCGGGGTCATGTTCGCGCTCACGCCGCTTCGTAGGTGCCGGAGATCACGACGGTCTGGCCGTCGGCGACGGGGTAGGTGTTGTCGAAGCGATGGATCTTGATGCTGGTGCCGGTCTCGCCGATCACGCCCTGCAGCATGGCGCCCGCCGGCTGAACCCGGCCGGCGACGACGCACGAAATTCCGTCGCCCGTCACGGGAGGCACAGGCAGCGTCACGGCCAGGTAGCCGGACGCCGAGCCGTTCGTGATGATTGCCACCTTGATCCGGAACCAGACCTCCTTGCCGCGCTGGACATACCGGCCTTCGGCGGTGGCCGCCGTGACGGCGCCGGAGCCGGCGGTGACGGCAGGGGCGTACGCGGTCCAGCTTCCGTCGGACCACCCGAAACGCCCGCTGGCGTCGACCGCCAGCTTCGCCACCCGCGCGACGCCGTCGGTCGAAGGGAATCGAAGCTCGATCAGGGGTGCGCCCACGTCGAGCTTGCCCGCGAACGCGGCGGCGAACCCGGCAGCGGCGGCGGCTGTGAGCTGCGCTTGGACGTATTCGTCGGTCGGCCCGGTCACGGAGAACGAAAGCGCGGGCGAAAGCGTGTCCGGAGTGACGATCCCGTTCGGCAGCTTGCCGTCAGAGCGCCGGACGTCTTTGACCGCATCGACGACGCCGCCAATGGCGGCCGAAATCATGTCGAGCTCGTCGTCGATGCGAATTCCGGGCTGCGACGAGGTCGGATTCCCGCTCTGGAAGCCCTCGAAGCTGAAATCGCGCTCGTATTTGTCCGGATCGGGCATGGCTTGTCCACCGCTGTCGAGGGACAATAGACGACACAATGGACAAACGCCATACGCCGATAGGCGAGACCTATTCGTCGGCCCCGGACACGGTTCCGACCGCGCCGTAACTCTCGAGCACCTCGGCGAGCTTCGGGTGAACGGGCCGAGCGGTGTCCGACGTGCGCGGCGTCGGCCGTTCGGCGGCCTGCTCCGGGAGCGGCAGCAAGGGAAAACCCTTAAAATCGCAAGCGAACGCAATGTAGCGGTTGCCGAGCGGCGCTCCGAGCATTGCGGCGTCGGCCTCCATCGTCACGGCCGTGATTTGGGCGCCGGCCGCCAGATCCCGAGGATAGGCGAACAGCGTTACGGCGGCCATGCCGTCAGGTTTCGCTACGATGGAGACTTGGCCGGTCTCCTCGTTCAGTTCGGCGTATAGCGTAAGATCGATCGTCATTCGCCACCCCCGCACGATCCCGAGCTGTCGGACACCGAACAGGCCGTGTCGGCGGCCTGCGCCGGGGCGGGGTCGGAGAAGACGGCGGCGAACTGGCTGTCGACGCTCGTCGGGGCCGGGCTGTGCCGGCGCTCGTAGTCCTCCAGTGCGGCGGCCCGTCGGCGCTTGGCCTCCTCGACGAGTAGCTTCTGCTGGTCGCTGATGTTCATGCTGGATCTCCGTGGCGGGATAGCTTCGGTTCAGGCCTTGATGCTGGCCTGCTCGGCCAGCCGGGTCCGGAGATTGTAGCCCTCCAGCGCCCAGATCTTGTTCCGGGCGTTATCGCGAGCGATCTTGCGGCCGAGATCCTCGTCGAAGTTCGCCGGGGACGCGGCCGCGCTCTCGCCGGTCACGATGAACCCGTTTTTCAGGGTCAGCGCGGCGACGGTCAGGGTCGTGCCCGGGAAGACGTAGAAGTCCTCCTTGGTGATCTGCGCATCGACCTGTTCGGGGGTGATCCGGGGCGCTGTTTTGCCCTTGTCCTGGATCATCTTCTCGACGGCTGCTTCGTCCATGGGCATCGCGTTCTTCCTCTGCGGGTTGCGATATGCCGATGCGGGCCGCTATCCGTCCTTCCGGTCCGGATCGTCCCTGCACGCAGGGACGTAGGGGTAGTGCCCGCATCGGCGTCCAATCTGTACGGCGGTGCGGACGCGATGTCCAGTTTGTATGTCAGGGCCGATTTACGAACCGCAAATTTCTCCGGGCGTCCGACGCCCGCTGACGAGAACGGTTTGGACTGCCGCCGGGGGCCGGGTCCGGCCCGGCACCGCCCCTCCGTCGAGCCGGATCGGGGCGCAATGCTCTTAGACAGAACATTGTCGCCCCTTATAGTTCAATGACTTAGCGCATGGTTGGGCGCACCAGATGCGCGCAACTACCCGAAAACGCCTTCACCTGATGCTTGGAGAGCGGCTTGCTCCGGCTCGAGCGTCTGAGCGTTGGCGCGCGCATCGGCGGCTTTCAGGTTGGCGATCATGCGCTCCACCTCGGCTAAGCTGAGTTCGGACAGGTTCTTGCCCGTCGCCGGGTCGACGCGCTTCTCAGCGGCCGCGATGGCGGTCTTGATCGCCACGTTGTGGTGTTGGGGCGCGATGTTGTCGTCCTTCAGGATCTTGTGCAGCCGCCAGAGCGCAAGCGGGTAAATATCGTTGTGCAGGAACGCTTCCTGCTCGGCGGCAATCGCGGCGCTGACAGCGGGCTTCTCCAGCTGCCGATAGCCCGATTCCGGGTGCGCATAGCCCGCCTTGGCCGCCGAATAGGCGACATCCCCCGTTGCTGCCATGGCCTGCACAAACCGCTGCTGTTGTGGTGTCATAGTACCACATAAAGCGCCCTAACCGGGCCGCGTGCAAGCCTAGCCATCTGAAATCTTATTCCCGCCAAGCTGCTAACCAGATTGCGCGCAGTCGCGAGAAAAAGACGTTTTGTCTATTTTGTCGATTGACAGACCCGCCATGGCTGACATACAAGTGACATACACCAACGGCGAGACACCAACCCCGCCAGCCACTTAGGAGCGCATCATGTCCGACCGTTTCGTTACCGTCACCAAGGACAAGTTCTTCGACTACGTGAAGCCTAGAGATATCGTTCTGCGCATTGAGCGCGAGACAACCTACTGGGAGACACGCAACCGCGCGATCGTTGGCTACAGCACTCCTGGTTACGCGAACCCCTGCGCCTCCAGAACTTTCCACCTTGCCCGAGACGCCGAAGCGCTGTGCCGGCCCGTTTCTAAGCGCTGAACTGTCCATTCCGTCCATCTCCGCAACCGACACCCCAACCCCGAGAGACACCGCCATGTCCACCACTGCCGCCCCCACGCTCCTCGTCGATTACGTGCTCGGCCTTCACGAGCTGCCCCGTGAGTGCATCGAAGATTGCAGCGGTCCGGGCCGTGCCGACGAGCCTGTCGCATACTGGCGCGAGCGGCTCGGCCTGCACGTCAACCGCAAGCGTGCCGTGCAGTGCCTGACCGGCTATGGCGCCTGGGAAGCCGACGAGCTCAACGCCTTGTCGAACGACGAGGTAGCCGAGAAGATTCTGTGGCTCGCTTGCGGCGACTTCTCCGAGTTCCTGACGATGTGCGAGCGTGAAGGCGTCGACCCGACCGATCCGCCCGCTGACTTCGATCCGTCGTCCGGTTCCGACATCTTCGTGCTCGAATAGCTGTCCATTACGTCCATCATCGCAACCGACACCCCCTACAATCGCCCCACGCGCCCCGCCAGCGCCCGTTTGGAGTTCCGCCCGTGTCCGATAGCCAATTGCTCGTCACCGCCGTCCTGACGGCTCTGAGCCCACTTTGGTTCGCCTGCCTAGTGGCATGGGCGTGCTGGCCCCACCTCAGCGCCGACGATTCGGACGCCACGGAATAGCTCGCGTCTCGCCTGTCCAATTTGTCACCCGTTTTAGGATAACCGCCATGGTAAGCCCCAGCTCAGCAGCTATCATTTCGTACAATGATCGAGTTCGAGCACACCTCTTAACGCTGGACACCGAAACGCTGGATCTATTTCGCCGTATCGGAGAGCGGAAGCCCGAAGAACTCGCTCTTGGCGGTATGACGGGCCAGGAGTTGGCAGACTTCTGTGACGATGAGATCGGCGCTCGCTACGTTCAGAACACCCCAAACGCCGACGATTCGGACGCGCGGGCATGATCAGCGCCATTCAGCTCTTTCTAGGAATCACCCTAGCGGTTGCAATCGGCCCGCTCATTATCGGACGCCTCGCCGTTCTGACATACAAGCTCATAATCTGGATTCGCGGGGCGCCCTGACCGGGGCGCCCTTTCTTTTTGTCGTCGGCCTGCTCCACCCCTTAATTCTAAAACCAAACCCGACTAAGCCCAACGAGCCCCGTGCACCCCGCTCCACCCTCTCCACCCCTCTTCGATAGGGGGGTGGAGCGGAGCAGTGGAGCAGAGCGGACTGCGCCACCGCTCCGCTCCACCCTAAACAGGGGGTGGAGCAGGTGGAGCGGAGCACCTTGCTCAATCAAAAACTGAGGCTTTGACCGTGACATACACACGAGGCCGACGAAGCTTGTCACCCCGCGTTTGCCGCTCAAGCACGCCGCTAGCGATCCATTGCGCCACAACCGCGGACACCGCTTTTTTATCCTGAGTTGTGCCCAACGGCATGTCCAGAACGCCGGCGATCGGCCGTCCGACCCAATCGGGGGATTGCGCATCCTCTCGCCACACATGCCCGCGCAACACGTCCAGGACTTCGGCCTGCCGTGCCTCATCGATGCCCGCCGCTACGCCCGCCACGGCCGGCCCTGCGGCCTTCAGAACTACCGTGCACGACGAGACCGGATCGCCGTCCGCCGACACGCCCAACACGACAGGCTCGAGATCGAAGCCGGTCACGAACTCCCGATCCAGATCACGTTGCTTCGTCACCGCCAACCGACCCGGCGTCACCTCAATTTCGGTGTCCGTGGCCGCCCGCAGGGATGAGTGACCGCGCGCGCCCCGGGCGAGATCCTTGCCGGTGTGGTGCACGATGAGCACGTGCGCCCCTGTGGCCGCCCGGATCGCGTCCACGTGCCGAACGAGCGTCCCCATGTCGACGTTCGAGTTCTCGTCGCCCCCGGCCATGACGCGGGCCAGCGTGTCGAGCACGACGAGCCCCAACCCCTCGATGCCCTGCGCAAGTGCGATGAGCGGCCCGAGATCGGCCGCCGGATCCAATAGGTTCACGGGATACCGCAGGAAGTGGAAGGCCGCGCACGGGCCGTATTTCGCGCGCAAGGCCGCCGCCCGTTTCGTGGCGCCGCCACCGCCCTCGGCCGCGCCGTACAGCACGGGTGCCTGTGTCACCTTGAGGCCGCCCCAATCCCGGCCCGCCGCCACGTGATAGGCGATATCCATCGTGGCGAAGGTCTTGCCGGCGTTCGATTCGCCGTACAGGACCGACATGGTGCCCCAATCAAGCAGCCCGCGGACCAACGGCTTCGTCGTCGCGGTCAGCGCCAGGTCCGCCACGTCGTCGAAGCGCTCGAGCATCAGCTTCGGACGGGGACCTTCCAAAAAGCAATTTGTTCCCTCGGCCCCGGCCCCAAATTCTTTTTTAACTTCAGCCGCCGCATCATCGTCGAACCACAGATCAGATCGGCTGAAACGGCCCTCGCTGCGTTCCTCGGCCCACTCGAACAGCAGCGATGCGCCGACAGCGAACGGCGCGTTGATCGATCGGTACACCCGGGTTGCGGATTCCGCCGCGTCCGCCCCACCCATATCGGCGCGCTCCGAGAACTCCTCGAACAGCTCGAGCCCGAGACTGTCATCCTCCTGGCACGCCCCGCGAATGGCCGCCGCCAATTTGACCCACCACGCGTAGCCATCGGCCGGGTAGCGGTTCGGGATGGCCTCGACGGCTTTCCTCACGAGCTCCAGATCGCCCTTGAGGCGCTCCTGGTCCACGCTTGCCCGGTCGGTCATGCCGTGCTCGCCGTAGACCCTCTCCGGCTTCGGCAGCACGCCCGACAGATCCGCCAGCAGCCCGTCGATCTCGGCCGCGTCCTGCATTGGTAAGCCCGCCAGAGGCGGCAACCCGCCGGTCGCCGGGCGCGTGATCCGGTACGGCAGCAGCGTCACGGGGTGAACGCCGACGATCACGCACTGCTTGCCTTCGCCGAGCACCTCGACCACGCCGTGCTCGAACACCAGCGAGCGGTACGGCAGCGCTTCGCGACAGCGAACTAGATACAGCGCCTTGGGCGAGCGGCCGATCCGGACCGGCACCGGGCCGAAGCGCGCCTGGACCTGAGAAGCGACGATCTCGGCCGACTTGCGATCCAGCGTGTCGGCATCGACGGCGAACAGATACGTGCCGTCGTGCTGCAGCCCGAGCCGCAAGCCGACGCCCGCCCCCATCGACTGCCACGTCGCCAGATCGGCTTCCGTGGGCGTGGCCGTTTGCCAGCCCTTCAGACCGTACCACTCACCATCGGAGCCCCGCAGACCTGGGGCCTTGCCGCGGACGTCGCCCTTGCGCTTGGCGAGATGGGAGCGGGGCGACAGCACGCCGTTGTGCGGGACGATCGGGACGAGATGGCGATACCCCAGATTCCACAGCGCGCGGAAGCCGTCGCCGACGGTCTCTTTCGGTGCTTCGCTCATGACCGAGCTCCGTTCAGCTCGACTGCGAACATGCGGCAGAGCGCCTCCCGATCGTCGGAGAAGCAGTTTCCGAATCGCTTCACGCCGTAGGATCGGCTTCGATCTCGAACGAGTTGAGAGATGCGCTGGAGTTCTCGGTAGCTGACCGGGTCGTCCACGTGGCCGACGTTTCGGTAGTACGATTTTACCTGTCCGAACTGGTCCGGGCAGAACCAAGCACAGCTTGGACCGGGGTGCATGACGCACCAACCGTTCACGGTTTTCTCGACGTACCACTTGTCCATTGTGTCTTGCCCTGCGGTGTGCAGCGACATACAATAGCGGCGCGCGAGAGCGACGGGTGGGAACTCTGTCATTCGAGCGGTGTCCTGTGGCGGGATGAGGGAAGCCGGAGCGCTGTAGAGCGCTCCGGCTTTTCTGCTTGTCGCACGTGTCTGTTGGGTTTGTCAGCCGGGATCGACGCCCGTCAGTCCCGTGCCCTTAGCCATCGGTCCGGCCTCCGGGGGTGAGGTTTGGTAGAACCGCAGTCAAATACTGTTGCCGCGCCGTCTCCAGCCCCTCGCGGACGCCTTCAGCTCGTGCGGCGGCGACAGCCTCGGTTAGGGTGGTGGGATCGATGAGGCGGCCGGCGCGGTAGTCGGAGACGAGCCGGGCGACGAACTCGGCCATCTCCCTCGACCCCAAGTGCGCGTTGGCGTGCCGGTGGGTCTCCGTGTGGACGATGATCCCCATAGCCTGAAGCTTGATTGGGTATGGCGCCGCCTCAGAAAGCTCCCGTAAGCTCGGCGCGCTCTGTGTCTCAGCCATGGGGGTGCTCCTTGAGATTGAGAGACAGCACGGCGCGGTCATGCTCGCTCAAGAGTTCGCTTTGCTCTTTCTGACAAATCGCAATAATGCGTTCGACAGATCGCTGAACCCTTGGCGTCGACGAATAGATATGGCCGCCCTCAAGAAGAGTGACGATGCTCGCGAACATGTTTAGGTCGGTGTGTGTATCCGTGATCTTTTCCAGAAGCTTCGCCTTTGACATCACGGTTGCTCCTTCGGGGGCGGTCATGCGTAATCACTCGGATTAATGCGGCGAAAAACGCTCGGGATGAACTTCACCTCGGCCCACGGATACAGCTTATCTCGAAGGTGGCGGGTGATCGTCTCATTGCTATTGCGCTGAGGCGAATGCAGGCCTCTGGTCACGTAGAACACAAGGCCTTCAACAGGATGCGTGACCCACCACCGGTCCTTCATGTGCTCAATCAAGCCTGCGGGAGGTGTGGCTGCTTGATCTTCTGGAACGAAGGCGATGCGGGGATCGGATTTGTCGATTGCGCCCATCACGCCCGCCCTCCGTCAGCGGCCGGTGCGGCGGCGATGGCGGGCGTGGCTGGTAGCGGGCAGAAGTGGGTGGCGGACCCGACGTCACAGACGCGACCGACTTCAGCATTCCAGCGCGGCCGGAAACCCAACGTGCTGAATTGCCACCAGCCGAGCACGACGAGCTTTTCGTAATCTGCCTCGCTCACCGGCCGCCAGCGCTCCACCTCGTCTCCAGGCCATGCCGCTGGGGCGGTGGAGAGGGCGGCGCGGGCGATCCGCTCCATCTCTGCTGCCCGATGGATCGCATTCATCTGGGCTTGGTTCATGCCCACGATCCGCTTGAGCGCGCCGATCAGCTCCCCCACTCCTGCCGGCGTCTCGGCCTTGGGCGGTTGGGGGGCGCGCCCTGAACGCAGGACATCTTCGATCCGGCACAGAAGCTGGCGAGGGACCCGCGAAAGGCCGTTCTCGCTGCTCTGAATGTAGTGAAGCACGTCGGCTGCCAGCGCCTCCCGCACCCCCGTATCGTCTTCACCCGCCGATCCGGTTGGGGTGAGGGACTGTTCTGCCTTGGCTACGCTCTCAAACAGGGACTCGACGCAAATTTGGGCGGTCAAACGATTGGCGAAGGCTTCCTTGCCGTGCCAGACTTTGCCCTCGTAGTCGTTCACCGAAGCGATGGCCCTGCCCAAGCTGCGCTCCATTGACCAATGGAAGCCGGAGCCCATGTAGGGCTTGCCCCGAAGGGCGAAGACACGGGCCGCCAGTTCGGGCATGGCCATGGCAGTGCGACGCATCCAGTCGCGGTACTCGCGCCGTTCTTTGCTCTCATCCCCCACCGATCCCCCTGCGGCGGCATCCGGCGTTTTTGCTTCTGCCGGGGGCGTGGTGGAGGCGAGGGCGGCTGCGTAATCCGACAGGGCCTCGGAGATAAGCGATCTGCCTTGGCGGCACTCACTTCTCGGATCAGTGTAGTCGTTTCGGATTTCCGTGAAAATGTCAGCGCATTCGTTGAGCGCATTGATCAAAATGCTTGCCGACTCCTCCCCCGCCGCGACCGGCCCTTTGGCCTCGGGTTGCGGGCGGGCGAGGGCGCTGACGGGGCAGTTCTTGTCCTCATCCCACAGTTCGGCGGCGACCAAAATGTTGACGAGGGTCTTCGTTGCGTCGCTATCGAAGTCCTCACTACCGTCCCCGCGCTCGTAGAATGACGACACCTGAAGCAAGCTCGCCAGCAAGTCCTCGGTGTAGTTCATTCCCGCGCCGAAAACGCCCATCAGAGGGCTGTCATCCGCAGGCGGCTCTCCTGTGTGGGCTGACCACGGATCGCACGCCTCCCGCAGGCTCGCATCGCCCTCAAGCGGGAGGCGGAGGCTCGCGGCGGCGGCGTTGAGGGGGGCGATCCAGTAGCCTGACGCCATGTGACGGTCGGTTATCATCCCTGCCTGCCGCAGCGCCTCAGCGAGCCTCTTGCCGTCTTCGGTTAGAACGGGGGTGGTCATGGACGGGGTCTCCTCAATCGAAAATTGATGGTGCGGCGGGGATGGCGGTTTCTGCCGGCGGGGCCGCCGGCTCGGCTGCGCCCGGGAGAGCCCGGGCGATCACGGCGGCCTCGGTCGGGCCGACGAACTGGAAGGTCGCCCCGTCGGGCGTGATGACCTCGAGCGTGACGTCGCCGCCGGGCTCGTAGGCGCTGACGGCAAAACCGCAGTCGGGAAGAGCGGCGCGCAACGCGTCAAGCATTGGCGTCTTCGACGGCTTGCAGCCAGCGCAGCACGTCCTTCCGGGCGCCGATCAGCATCTGTGCAGCATGCCGAGGGTCCGCACCGTCAGGATCGCTGACTCGGTCGATGAGATCGGTCAGCCGCTGTTCGACGAAGCTGATGACCGCGTCCTGCTCGCAGGCGTGCTCTTCACCGCCCTGTCCGATCCAGACGGTGCGCTGTGCCGATTCCGGCTTGGGAATATCGCTCATGCGAACACCCCCGTGCCGGGCTCGATGTCCTGCTCGGGCATGCGCAGGTCCCGCCGGATCAGCTGCTCGACGTACAGCGTGCGGCTGATCCCCTTCTGCGTGGCCTTGCGCGCGGCCGCCGCCATGACGCGGCGCGACAGGCGCATCGTCGTGACGGTCGTGTCCTTGGGCTTGTTGACGTTCATCGTCTCCTCCGTGGGTCGGTGTATGTCAGGTGTATGTCACGGATGACGCTTTGTCCATAGGTGTCGACGGACAGATTGGACAGTGGTACGGTACGCCCGCGCGACTGGAGACCACGATGCCCATCAGCACGACCGCCAACTACGCCCACGTCGGCCCGGTCCGGATCACCGCCGATGTCCCGAACGGCGGCACGCTGTCGATCCCGTATCCGACCGGCACCGCACAGGCCGACTACACGGGCGCCAACGCCGGGCTCGCCAGCGAGAACATGGTCACGGTCGGAGCCGACAAGTTCGTCGGCCTGGTCGGCTTCGCGTTCAACGCTTCCGACATCACGGTCACGAACAACACCGGGTTCACCTGGTCGGCGGCCCCGCGCGGCGTACTGCTCGGGCCGTACCCGATCCACTTCGGCCTGCCTCGGGCCAACCCGCCGCAGGTGCTGAATACGGCCAAGGCGCTGCTGCCCGGCCCGGCCGCGGCGCCCGAGCTGTACCTGCCGGCCAGCGGCGGCGCCGTCACACCTTTCCGAGGACGCCCGGGCGTCTGACCACTGCTTCTAGGAGCTCGAGATGCCCGTCAACAAATACCCCGTCGTCCAGCTGGCCGATTCGAACGCCAATCTCATCGACCCCGCGACCGGAACGGGTGGTGGCGGATCCGGCTCGACGGGGTCGGTCACGGCGGCCGGAACGAACGGAACCGTCGCGCAGGCCGTCCAGGGCATCAACGGTGGCGTGCCCGTGCCGGTATCGGGCGCGGTCACGGCGAGCACGGCGCAGCGAGCAACGATCACCGAAGGCGGCGGCACGACGAGCGGCACGGCTGGCACGGCCACGCAGGTTCTCGCTGCCGATCCGAACCGGAAAAAGTTCGAGTTCCAGAACCTCGGCACGGCGACGATCGTCTTGCGCGTGAACGTGGGCGCCGACGCGACGCCCGCGGTCGCTGCGGCGCCAACCGCGGCGACGACGAAGCGCATGATCGCGGTGCCGGCCGGACAGCTCTACGTCACCGAGGCCGACACGCTGTGCACGGGTCTGGTATCGGTCGCGTCCGGTACGGCGTCTGTCCCGTATTCGTATCTGGCGAGCTAGCGCCATGCCGTTTCGGTTTAATGTTCGCCGGTCGCTCGGTGTTGGGCTGATCGGAGGCGGGGGCGGTGCGGGGAGCGCCTGGGATCCTGCCGCTAAAGCATCTACGATATCGCTGTCTAACGCCAACAATACCGCAGCTCGGTCTGGAGCCGCCGCGTATAAGTCCGTCAAGGGATCGCTTTCGCGAAATGCAGGCAGCTTCGGATTTGAAATAAAAGTCGACACCGCCCCCAATGGTAACAACTATGTAGGCATCGCCTCAACTTTGGACAGTCCAGAGGCATCTTCCGGGGGCGATGGGCAGAACACAGCGTACTATCCAGGAGGGTTTTACTCTGGCCCAAGCGGGCAGGAGGACACGGGCTTCACGTACGGTACAGGAGATGTAGTTGGGGTGTTCCTCAACAAGACGGACAATACCGTGAGCTATTATGTCAACGGCGCCCTGCGGTTCACTCGGAGCATTTCTGGAGCCACCGGCCCTTTCTTCCCCACGGCCTGTCTTTACGCCTCTGGATCGACGGTCACTCTTAACACCGGCCCGCTCGTTTACCCCGTTTCCGGCTTTGTCGCCTGGGGTTGAAAGGACACACGATGCCCCTATCCGGCGGACCACTCTCTTTCGAGGACGATGTTCGCCAGATCGTGGGCGCCATGCCCGGCATTCCGACGATCCTGGCGGCCGACTACACCGTCGACACGCTTCCGGATCCCGCCGCCAACATCGGCAAGTACGCCCGCGTCACCGATCTGTTCGGGTCGACCACGGATCTCGTGCTCGCCGCCCGGACGGGGGCGCTCACGTACTGGAAGCCCGTTCGCCCGGTGTTCGCCGCTAAGCAAACGGTGTCGGCGAACATGACGCTGATGCCGCTCAAGACGCCATCGATTCTGCTGCTCGACGGCACTGTCCCGCTCGGCACGACGCGGACGGTCACGCTCTCGACGGCGCTGGCGTTTCCCGGCGCGTCGTTCCGGTTCAAGCAGCGATCCGGCCTGGGCAGCATCCTCGGCGCGCTGAACGTGCTCGGCGTCTACGGGGGCACGCCGGTGTCGATCCTGACGGGCGGGAGCCAGGAGTTCGTCTACGACATTGTCGACGGGTGGGTGCAAGTCACCTGATCCGTCACCAGCGCGTCGCACCCTCAACGTTCGGAATGAACTGGTCCGAGCGGTTCACGAAAGCGCCCTTCTCGAACACGATGATGCTGTCGTGGATGTGGATGCCGCGCGTGTGCCGGCCGATCTCGGTCTCCGGCAGCTCGCCGCGCGTCCAATGAGCGTGAAGCTCGTCCAGCGTCTCCTTGACCCGCTCCATGAAGGCGCCGGGCTTGCGCAGACCGCCCTGGAAGTCGGCCCAATAGGAGGCGTGTACGTCCTCGACCATGTAGAGGGCGTCGCGCGGCAGGCGCGGATAGAGGTATTCGAACGACCGGATCATGTGCGGCGACAGGTGGCTTCCGTCGTCCAGTACGATGTCGGGCGCGCCGAACTCGTCAATCAGCGACTGCATGAAGGCCGGATCGCCCTGGTCGCCGATCCGCACGCTGACCTGCTCGTCCTCGAACGCCTTGCACTCGGGCCGAATGTCCACGCTGACGAGCTTCGCGGCAGGCCCGAAGTAGTGTTTGAACATCTGCGACGAGCCGCCGTTGCCGCACCCGATCTCCAGAAACACGATGCTCCGGCCGACGAACGGCCGGAAATATCGCTCGTAGAGCGGCAGGTAGTGCGCCCACTTGCGGATCGGGCGATCCTTGTTGGCCCAGAAGTACTGATTGAGGGACACGGGCCGGGCTCCGGGTTCGGTGGCAGGGCGCGCAACCTAACGAAACCGGGTCGATTAGGCTAGGCGTCGGACCACCGTCCGTTCCATGGCAAGGCCAATTGAGAGCGATCCGAAGCCGCAGCCGAGGACGTAGAGGTAGTCGACGCTGACTCCTAGGAAGGGATAGTACCCAAGGCGAACCCACTCAATGATCTGCACAATCGGGTTCCATTTCATGGCCTCGTACACTTGCGGCGGCAGGAATTGCGGCAGGAAATACACTCCAGAGGTGAGGTAGAGCGAGATCGTCACGAGGACGTATCCGATCATCCATCCGGGGAAGAAGGATAGGATGCCGACGTTGATCGCGCCGATCCCCAATCCCAGCAGTAGCGCGGCGCAATAACCGCCAATTGCCATGATCGGCTCGTCTGGTATCGGGTCAATTCCGAAGCAAGCCAGGATCGCGAACACGACGACGAGGCCTGTAAAGCCTTTGACCACCTCCACGATGTACCGCGCAACGATCAGATCGAACAGCTTGACCTGCGGATAGTAGGTTAGAGGCTTGTTGTTGCCGATGGCCTTCATCGCTTCGCGCGAAGTGTACTGGAACACGAGGGCCGGCATCGCGCCCGTGGCGATGAACAGCGCGGCGCTGCCGTCGAGCGGGGACGGAATGCCGCGAAACGTCATGATGACGACGATGAGGAAGATGTGCGCGACCGGCCACATCACGACGACGAAATAACCCCAATACGACGCGCCGAACCGGGTCCGCATGTCGCGCAGCATCAGTGCGTGGATGACGTGGGCGTAGATATCCCACCGGCCTCTCTCGGCGTAGGGCTTGGGTTCGAAGGTCGTCATCGGGGATCTCGGGCGAAGCAGGCGGACGCCGCCTAGATGCCGATCACGTCGAAAATGAGCGCCTCAATCCTTGCGGTAGCGTTTCCCGCGCCAGCCGCTCGCTGTGAGCGGCAGGCCGGCGGCCCATGGCTTCAGCTCGCAGATCAGCGCTTGGCGTATCGCTTGCCGGTCCATCCGGCCGCCTTCAGCGGCAGATCCCGGCACCAAGACGGCAGATCACAAAGAGCCGTCGAGAACGCCTCGTGGCTTCCCTGGCCGATCGGCAGCTCACTCATCGCTTCGTCATGGGTGTGAAGCACGATCGGATAGCCGACGGCCTCGGCGTTCTGCATCCCGTGTGTCAGGATATCTCGCGACGAGCCCTGGACGACGTTGTTGAACAGCGAGCCGCCATAGATTGAGAACCGAGACCAGCGCTCGTTGTCACCGACGCCGAGTACAGTGAGCCCGCGCTTTTTCTCACGCTTCTCCGGCTCCAGTGTCTTGTCGGCCCAAGGCGCGTCAACCGTGTCCATGCGTGGCCGGCCGTAGGCAAGGCACCGGCCAGACGGCAGCCGGCACCACAAGAAGCCGTGGCGCACCACGTATGCAACTTTGCCGTCGAGCGCCGGAACGACAGTCTCTGGCTCGGCTACGGCCTGCGTAGCGGCGTCCTCGAGCGCTTTCCAGGCTGCCACGATGGCCGGGTGCTTCGCCCGCCAGCCGACCTTGACCAACTCGGCGGCGATCCAACCTTCTCGACCTAGCTTCTGCGTCAAGTCGTCGTGGGCCGCGACGCGCTCTTCGAACCGCTTCTCGGCCTTTTCCTGCGCCTCGCCGTCGGCGCTCGACCAGACGGAATCGAAGATACTCGGCAGTTTCAACTTGTTCGCACGGGCCATGCGCGCGAGCGCGCCACAACCACCCTGGTAGCCCATACTGAGCTCGCCGACCTTGCCGACGCTGCGTTGCGGCTTCGTCACCGCGGCTACCGGCACGGAATAGATCGACGAGGCGAGCAGCTCGTACATGCCAGGTCCGGTTCCGTCGATGAGGTCGCGGAACGCCTGAAGCTTCCACTGCTCATTCGCGAACCAAGCCGCCTTGACGCCTTCGATCGACGTGAAGTCGGCATTGTGGAACTCATGGCCAGGCTCGGCCCATATGAAGGACCGGACGGCGTCAGACAGGAGATGCAGCGGCCGGCCGATGTCGGAGCCGTACAGCAGCTCAAGCGCCTCCGGCTCGCCCGTGCGGATAGCGCCGAACAGCGTAGACAGCTCGAGCCGCCCCTTCTCGAATTCGCTCTCGAACACCTTGCGGTATTTCGGCATGTTGTGGACCTGGAGCCCTCGCGCCGAAAAGCGGCCGGTTTGACCGGCGCCATGATGCAGGTACGAGCCGCAGGCGCGGCCGTTGGCGCCGACGCGGTCGAGCATGGTGCCGATCTTGTCGACAGATGGCTTCGCACCCTCCTGGCGCAGCTCTAGCGCGCGACGGACATCATCCGGCAGATCATCGCAAAGCAGCAGAACGTCCTCGACCTCGTCCTTGTCCAGCGTCGGCATCTCGACGCCGCGAGAGGTCAGCCAGCGCTGCATTGCGGCGACCTGGGTAACGGCAGTGACGTAGTAACCCGTTACTTCAGCCAACTCCTTGTTGATCCGGTCCTTCGCCTTCTCGGCGATGACCAGCGCAGCGCGGGCCGACGTCACGTCGATGCGGACGCCGCGATCGTTGATTCGCTCTGAGAGCGCATAGACGGCCTGCTCGTCGGCCGAGAGTGGGATCAACCGTTCGCCGGCCTCGCGCTCGGTCAGCAGATCCGTTTTGCAATAGTCGAGGAACTCGTTCAGGCTGTCGGTGTCGTCGTCCCATATCGGCGACCCGCCGTTGTGTCCGAAGCCCTGCGGGATCGAATGTCGCTTGATGAGCGCCTTGCCCTTCTTGTCCTTTTTTACGTTGAGGTCGAGCGCGACGCCGAGCCGGTCGAGCGACCGCGGCAGCGACATAGCAGCCGCCGCCACGGCCGTGCAGACGAATTGCTCAATCGCCGGTAGCGGCCAGCCGTAGCGCGGCGTCATGATGCGCCACCACATGATCCGCTCGAACGCCGCGTTGTGAGCGTGGATCGTGCAGCCCGACTCGACAGCGACCCGCAGGTCATCCGGGCAGGGTTGCCCTCGCAGCCAGGTTTGCACCGGACCGTCGTCGATCTGATAGGCCGCCATCAAGCAGTCGCAGTGCGGGCTGTCCGTGTAGACGTAGACGCCGTGCTTGATGAGGTCGACGTCGCTGCGCGTCTCAAAGTCGATTCTGCACTTAGACATGCGCCCACCGCTTCCGAGTTTTGATCTTCGAGATAGCTTGCTGTTTCACGCCGTAGCGGCGAGCCAGATTTCGCTGCGGAAGTGCGCTCGCCCGGATCTTGGCAACGTCATTGACGGTAAGAACCGCGCACGCGTTCTGCTCTCCGAGCTGATGAGTGCCGTGACGCAGGCGGTCTGCTTGGTTGTTCGCCGGCGTATCGTAGCGAAGATTGTCGAGGCGACAGTTTTGCGCCGAACCATCGTTATGGCATCTCTCCAACCCCGGAGGGCAAGGGCCGACGAACGCCCACAGCACGAGATGGTGTACGTATGTCGCACGGGCTCTATCAACCCCGCACAGATAGACCGCCGGATATCGTTTCCTGCCGGCAAACCAAGGTTTCAGCACCCTGCCATGTGCGCGCCGACCTCGCGCGTTCAGCCTGTCCAGGCTTCGCACGCGCCCGAGGTCTGATACCTCATAGGCGCCTTCGTGCCCGACTACGGGTCTCCACTCCTCGGCCATCAGTCGAATATCCCGGTGTCGACGGCCTCGACCGCAGGCGCCGATGCGGCTGGCGGCTGACGGTACGCGGGCTGCGTCAACGCCTCCGCAGCGGCGGCCTCCGGCGTCGGCTGGATCGCGATGCGGTAGCCGTCGGACCACGTCCAGCGCGACGCGGCTTGCCACATCGCCTCCCGGCTGTGCATGCGCGACAGCGAAAAGTGCGTCAGGCCCTGGGCCGCCGCGTCGACGAGAAGCTCGTTCAGATCAGGCTTGCTCATAGCGGGCCTTTACCGGTTCGTCGGCCTGGTCCTGGTACTTGCCGGCGTAAGGCGACTGCGCCGGGGCCGCCATCTTGTGAAAGACGATCTGCGCGATCGGATCGCCGGCCTCGACGATGACCGCCCCTCCGTCTCGCGCGTGGCTCGTAACTTCGAGCGTGAGATGACCGCGCCAGCCGGGCTCGATCACGGTGTTCTGCACGGCCAGACCGCGCCGCGCCCACGTGCTCTTGTCGTGGACGAAACCGACGACGTCGTCGGGCATCCAGAAGTGCTCCAGCGTCGAGAGCAACCAGAACTGCCCGGGGTAGAAGCACTCGCGCTGCTTCGAGCGGACATCGTACCCGGCCGCTGACAAGCCGTAGGACATGCCGTTCTGGACGGTACGCGGTGCGAACGGCTCGACGATGTGCCGGTGCGGGCCGCTGAACCACGTGGAAGGGTCGTCCGGTTTGGATTCCGGACGAATGAGCGTTTGCGCGATCATGAAATCGGGGAGAATCATCGTGGTCTCCTGTGGTGGCGGGTTAAGGTTTGATGCCCCAATCGGCGCAGACGTCCTCGTAGCGGCGGCCCGAATCATAGGCCTCGCACTTGGCGTCCTTGCGCAGGCGCCAGCGCTTGTTGGCGGCCACGCGCCGGGCGTTGAAGGCGGGATCGGTGGCGCGCCGCGTCGCTTGGCGGGCGATCGCGGCGGCCTGCTGCCGGGCGTGGTATTCGGGGTTGAACAGGCGGGTGAGCTGCGTCCGGGAGATGCCGCACGCTTCGGTCATCTCATTGTAGGTGGCCCCCGCAGCGCGCATCTCGCGCGCTACGTCGTGCCAGGGTTTGTGAGCTCGGCTCACATCACCCACCACGCGAAGGCCAGGACGACGATCAGCTCGACGCTGATGGCGATCAGCGCGCCCCGGGCGAAGCCGAGGCCGCGGCGATGGGCTTCCTCGGGGCCGATCATGACCAGCACCCCCGAGGCAGTCGACCGGACCGCGCGTGGACCTCGAACACCTGGTCAACAGCGCCGTGGTCGCTGCGGAAGTTTCTCTCGTTCACGCTGTAGACGCGGCCTTGCTCGAAGTCGTTCGGGGTGCCGTGCCCTCGATCTTGCCGACGCTGCGCGGCCATGCTGCGGCTTGATCGGCGCATCTCCGCAATGGCGAGCGCGTGGCGGCGGATCTCGGCGCGGGTCATGCGAACACGTCCCCCATGCCGATGGCCTGCGCGTACATCTTCAGGATGGCCTGCTGCTCCTGACGCTCCGCCCGGTCCTGCTTCCGGATCTGGATCAGCTTCCGGATCGCCTTGGTGTCGAAGCCCGTGCCCTTGGCCTCGGCGAAGATGTCCTTGATGTCGGACGCGAGCCCGGCCTTCTCCTCCTCGAGGCGCTCCACCCGTTCGATGTAGCTCTTGAGCTGGTCGGCTGAGACGCTGTTGTGGCCCGGACCGGGCGTGCTGTCGGACATCGGTCAAATCTCCTCGTTCAAGGCAGGGGCGGGCTTGTCGGTCTGCGCGGCCGCGCTGCGGACCTGCTTGTCGAGCGTGTCGGCGGCCTGGACGGTTTCGGTGCTGAGAAGGCCGCCGTGGGCGTCATCGATGCGGATGAAGCGCACGACCCGGCGGGCAGCGGTCAGGAGGGTCTCTTCAGCCACGACGCGCCTCCATCTGCCGGAGGCGACGGGCGGCTTCACGCGCCTGTGTGTGGGGCACCGGCGTCCACCAGAGATTGCGCCTGGCCAGGATGCCGCCGCCCCGGCGCGCCGCACCGAGTTGGCGTAACGCCTTGTTGTCGGCCTTTAGTGCTTCGCGGCGGGCTGCCCGGTATGTGTCTGCTGCTCTCATGATCGGTGCTCCTGATGGGCGGGGCTGCCGCCGGTGTCACCCGGCGACAGTAGACAAAATGGACAAACGAGATCAGCCGAAAAGGCCGCCGGCGCCCTGGCCCGACTTGGTTTCGGCCGGGGCCGCGCCCTCGTCCGCGATCTTCTCGAAGTACTTGTCGACGTCGACCCCGCCGCCACCGCCGAGGCGATCACCGTCGCCGGTCTTCTGGAAGTAGCCGATGCCGAACGAGACGCCGTCGCCGCTCTCGCTGTTGTTCCAGGCGAAGGCGTTCAGCACCGCGAAGCCGTAGCAACCGCTGTAGACCTCTTCCTCGGTGGCGGGGATCGTCGCGGAGCGGAAGCGCACCACGGGCTGGCGGTCCTCGTTGGCCTGCGTCCGGATGAAGAACACGTCGGACGACATGCCGGGGTGCAGATCGCCGGTCTCCTTCGAGCGGGCCTCCTTGCCGTCGCCGGCCAGGAAGGGGAGACGGATGCCGCCGGCCTTCGCCCGGGCGATGCCCTTCTCGCCCCACTGCGCCGTCACGACCTCGGCGACGACCTTCTCCAGCACGGCCTTGGCCGAGAGCGGGAAGATCAGCGTGCAGCCGTATTTCTTGTTGAGGCTGCCCTTGGCCGCGCGGGGCTTGAACAGCTGCTGCGCGTAGGAAACCCGGCAGGCCGGGGTCTTGAAGTCTTCGCTGCGTGCCATTGCCATGTCAGTTACTCCGTTGCTTCAAAATACCGATCCGCCATCGCGGGCGCATCGGGGCGATCCGTGGCGTCGGCCTTCACGAGCGTCCTGCCCGAGACCGGCTTCAGCCACATGGATTTCAGCTTCTCGGCCCCCGCCTTGCCGACGAGCTTGTCGATCGCGGCGGGGGTCTTCAATTTGCGGTCGTAGACGTCGTCGGCGTCCAGGCCGGCGACCGCTTTCAGATCGGCGACAATCTTGGCTTCCGGCGCGCCCCACTTGCGGTGCCCGTAGCTGTCGACCAGCCGATACCCGGGAGGCGGCGTGCCGGCCTCGGCGAGAGCGTGCGCGTACGCCCGCCGCGCCTTGATCCAGTCCTCCAGCATGTCGAGCGCCGCCAGATCGCGCGCGACGGCCTCGGGGCTCTGTTCGGCCGGAGCGTTGAGCTTCGGCTGATCCATGTCGTCGAACCATAGCCCGGCGACGTCCATCGCGGATCTGCGCAGCTTCGGGCACCAGCCCTCGGCCGGACAGAACTTGCACTTGCCGGGGCGCAGCCACTTCTCGGCCCACGCCTCCAGCAGCACGGCGTTGCCGCCGCACGCTGCGTGCTCGTCGGCGGCCTGCTTCGACCGCCGCATCGCGACGAGCAGGTCGGCCGTCCAGTCGATCAGATCGGCGACGTGGAAGGTCTCCGATCGGATCTTGCCGTCACGGTGGGGCGCCCGGGGCTGGACGATCGTCACCGTGACCTGGTCGACCGCGAGGCCCGGATTGGCGAGCAGAGCCCCAAGGGCATAGGTCCGCAGCTGCGGGTTGCCCTTGACGTCCACGACGCCCATGCCGTGCTTCAGGTCGATCACCTCTAGGCGCCGCATATCCGGGTCGAAGATCACCGCATCGGCCGTGCCGCCGGCTTCGAACGGGCCGCCGAGGCTTGCCAGATCGAAGCGTTGCTCAATCGCGAGAGATCCAACGTTTAGCCCAGCAGCGATGCCCTCCATTCGATCGCGGACGTGCTGAACGTACATCTCGGCCGAAGCCAGGATCTCCTCATCGACCTCGATCTGGTGCCCCTTGGTGGCCTCGATGTCGCCGAGCTTCGGCGCTGGGCCGCCGCGCAGCATCTTCTCGGCCACTTGGTGCGTGGCGGTGCCCCGAGCCGCGTGGATGGATTCGCGCTGCTCAGGGGTGTTCATCGTGAGCGCGAGCGCTCCGGCGCAGTGCCAGTTCCGGGCGGTGGCCGAGGCCGACCAGACGGCGTGATCGCGGGCGCCGTGGTCAGCCATCGGAGGGAACCTCCTCCGACATGGTCTTGCAGAAGAGATAGACCAGCGCAGTTATCGCGTCCTCGGCGCCCGCCGTAACGGGTTGCTCGATACCCCCGTAGAATACCTTGATCGGGGTCTCTCCCCGCTCAATCCGCACGACCTCGGACGACTTACCGTCGACGACCATCTCGAAGATGATCCTGCCGAATTTTGCCATCTCAGCCTCCCACCGCGTCGCGCTTCCATGGGTTCTTCGCGAGGGCCTCGCGCCACGCGCCGACGGCCTTGCCGAGGGCCTCCTGCGTGTCCGGCACGAGCGTCATGCGCCAGGCCGTCGCCGGGGTCGTGCCGTCCTTCTCCATCGCGCCGGCCGGGACGTCCCCAAGCGCCGCGTTGAAGATGGTCGGGCCGTCGATCTGGGCCGCCGGCATGCCGTACCGGGTGACGTAGTCGCCCATTGCCTTGCGCAGATCGTCGTGGGTCAGCATGTCTTCGATCTTGCCGCCCTCCGCTTCGGCAGCCTCGTCGGCTGCGTCCTGCGCCTGGACCTCCGCCGGGTCGTCCTCAGGACCGATGCGCTCCTCGCCGGTGCTGATTGCCGCGCCGGCCCGCACGTTCGCGAACGCTTCGGCGACCTGCTTCGGCGTGCTGTCGTCCGGCAGCGTCGTCATGCTGGCGATCGTCGGAGCGACGCCCGCGGCGTCGGCCGCTTCGTCCTCCGCGACCTCTTCGGCGGTGCGGCGCTTACGCCCGGCCGACGGCTTGCCACGCTCGCGCGCCGGCTTGTCGGCGGCCTGCGGGGCCTCTGCTTCAGCCGCAGTAGCGCCGCGCGCGGGCTGGTTGTCGGCCGGTTTGTCCGCCGCGTCGGTAGACAGATTGGACAACACAGGCCTGCTGATGGGCGCCGTGTCCAGCGTGTTATTTTCGGAGCGGCGGATGAAGCCGATGGCGGCCAGGGCCTCGGCGACCTGTTCCGAGGGCGTCAGGCCGATGTCGGGGCCGCGTTCCGTGGTGACGATGATCTGTAGGCTCACTTGAGCACCTCTCGTATGGTGGCCCACTTCCGAAGAAGGGCGGCCTGGATTGGCTCGTCGACCGAGCCGGCTAACACACAGACCTTCACGAAGGGCTGGCGTTTTTGGTTGACGTTCGTGATTCGCTTAGAGGCTTGGCCCATCATCGCGGGCACGAAGCTCACTTCCGCAAACCACAGCGTCGAAGAGGAAGACAGATCGATCGCCTCGGCGGCGGCCTGGATCTGCCCGAGAAAGACACGGGCGAACCGATCGGTTCGGAACACGTGCTCGGCGCGCTCGCGCTCCTTGACGGAGGTCGAACCGTCGAGGCGGACCGGGCTGTACCGCTGCAGAGCGTCCTGCAGCTCATCCAGCACCTCCGTGTGCCAAGCCATGATGACCAGCTTGTCGAGGCCGTTGGCAAGTTCCTCTGCGGCGGCTTCCGCGATGGCAGGGACCTTGATCGCCCCCGTCAGCCGCCGCAGAGGGCCAAGGCTCATCTCCAGCTCTTTCGTGTCGCCCGTCGCGGCGGCGTTCAGGATCTTCCGGCGGTCCAGGCTGCTCTCCGCGAGAATGGCTCGGTCCAGCGCCTTCTTGCCAACCAGCAGCGGCAGCGTCTCATAGATCGGCGCCCGGATGCCGACGTCGGCCTGCGTGCGCCGGTTGACGAAGCCGTCGAGCCGGGTCCGCAGCTCCTCGAGATTCTGCCCGCCGACCACCACGTCGATCGACCGGAATCGTGAGATCCGTTTCGGCCGGGTGATGACGTACCGATCCATGAAGGCGGCGTGGCTCAACACGTCCGGCATGTCGCCGCGCGCGGCCAGCCGCTCCGGGCACAGCGAGCGCATCATCGGGTAGGCGTCGGCGGGGGAATTCGGGAGCGGCGTCGCCGACAAGCACCAGACCACCGCGGCCCGGGTGCGCAGCGCCGTCGCGGCAGCGACTTCATCCCCCGCGCTGCGGGGATCACCGTAAACCGCGCAGGTCCTCGCCGCCTCGAAGGACTTGGCGTAGTGGCTCTCGTCCAGGATGAGCAGGTCGAAACGCTGCTTCAGCAGGGCCGCCCGCTGCTCGGCCTGCGTGACACCGGCCCACGACACGATCTGCACGTCGGCCGCGCCGACACCGATCATGACGCTACGAGGGAACGCCGGCCACTGCTCGAAAGCCTTGCGCCAGACCGCCCGGCCGGAGGCCGTCGTCACAACTAGGATGCGAACCGCCAGGATCATGTCGGCGGCGATAATGGCTGTGCCCGTCTTGCCGGTCCGGCAATCGGCGGCGTTGAGGGCCGCCGATCGCTCGGCCAACCAGCGTCCATCCGCGATCTGGTGTGGGTAGGGAATCACAGCGGCAATCCAGCCCGTCAGGTTCAGCGTGTATATCAGTTGTATGTCATGACATTGGACAGAATGGACAACGGCGTCAAGCCGAATTTTCAGAAACTTCCGTACGCAGCCTCGCGAGATACCAGTCGGCCTTCGCGAGGCTCTCGGCGCCGCCTTTGTGCACGTAGCGCCACAGGTACTTCATCGCGTTCCCGCGCAGGTAGCCGCGGAACTCCTCGGCCGACATGGCGGCCTTGATCGCGTCGATGCACTCAACGGCGCCTTGGGTATAGTGAGCCGGCGCGTTCACGGGATCAGCCGAAAATGTCCTCCATTGGCCGGGGCACCCGTCCTTTTCGCAACTCGGCTCCCTGTAGCCGTTCGTGAACGTGCATCCGTCCTTCGCGCAAATCTTCATTTTCCGATCCAATCTGTCGTACTCGCACCGTGAGCGACGGCGCCGCGCTGTAGAACTTCTGCACCCGGAGATCGACGACCTGGCCGTCGTCCGGCCACACGACCAGATTGAGCGCGTCGAGCATTTTCGCGACGTTGTCGGCGTCGGGCTTCTTCGTCGGCCGCTCGGTCCCGGCCAGGGCCGCCGCACGCCGCTTCTTCGGCCAGCTCTCCGCGATGGGCATGTTCGCCACGATGTCGACGGCCAGCGGCCCCTCGAGCAGCGGCCGGCCGTTCATCGCTTGCTGCGCCGCCAGGGCCAGCCGGCCCTCGTAGGCGACCGTCCGTTCGGGCGTGAACGTCCGGCCCGACGCCCGGGAGAACCGGACACGCTCCTTGCCCATCGGAGCGCCGTCGAGCCGGATCGTGATGTACGGCGTGGTATACATATTGGACACCTCGGCCGTCACGACGCCGACGCTCCGACCAGGAACACCTCGTGCTGCCGAATCAGGGCCGCGCACCGGAGCTTCAGCGCCGGCTGCTCGGTCATGATTTCGAGCATGCGCAACTCGTCGACCAGCTCCCAGATGGGCATATCGTTGCCGACGAGCAGACCCTGCGAAAGGGTCCAGAACCATCGAATTTCGTTTTGGCGGCTCTCATCGTTCACAGTTTCCCCCGCTCTTCATGTACTTTGCGAGCGAGACCGGATGGCCGTGCTCGATCTCTAACAGGCACAGGCACCGGGCGAGCCAGCCGCCGGGTACGCTACTCCGCCGCCACCACTGCTGTACCGTGGCGGCCTCCGGGCCATTGAGCCCGTAACGATCGAACAAATCAAGAACGGCAGCTGCTGAGCCGAACTCACCGCGAATGAACGCCCGTCCGTCGAACACGGTTTCAACCCTTATGAGAACCTTAAGAGAATTTGTATGTCAAAGGGTGGAGGACATTTTGTATCTCGTCAACCGCCAAAATGGACAAAATGTCTTTGACACCCTAAAGGCCGTGACATACACCGTGTGACATACAGCCTGAGACGAGCTAAGAGGGGACGCGAATCATGGCCGCCAATAACCGGATACACATGCAAAACGACGGCAACGACGTTCACCCGCTTGCGCCGGGTGAGATCAGCCGCGAAGCGTTCGGCAGGAAGCTCTACGACCTGATGCTGAAGAAGGGCTGGACGCAGAGTGAACTCGGCCGCCGCGCCGGCATCACGCGCGGTAGCATCTCGAACTATATTCTCGGCCACGCTGTCCCCACCGATCTCAATGTGGCTCGGCTCGCCAAGGCGCTCAACGTCTCGATGGATTCGCTGCGACCGAGCCGTGTCGAGGAAGCGATCGAAGAAGATACGCCGTCCGTCGAGTTTCGCATCTCGTCGGCCGACCAATCGAAGGCTTGGCTGCGCGTTAATCGGCTGGTCAGCGTCGCTGCCGGCGCGAAGATCCTGCAGATCCTGAACGACGATGCAGCGGCTTCTAACGCAGAGTGAGGCGGCGGCGCTGCTGCGCTGTTCCGTGTGGACCATCAAACGCCTGCGTCTCGACGGAAAGCTGGCCTACCGCCCCGGCCGGCCCGTCTTGATCGATGCGGCGGATCTCGAAGAGCACGTGAGGTCGACATGCCAGATCCGACCCTCAAACGGGCCGAAAACAGTGTCTATTATGTCCACTGGACAGTCGGCCGCCGAAGCAAGCGTGAGAGCACTCGCCAGACGGAATTTTCTAAGGCGCAGATTTATTTCACGGAATGGCTGAAGACTTTCGGGGCCGAGCCCGAAGCGGCGGCCGCGTCGCTGACCGTCGCCGATCTGTGGCCGGTCTACCGCAAGCAGCACGTCGAGACGAAGACGGTCATCGCCGACCAGCTCGATTCCGTGTGGCGGCGGCTGTCGGTCCATTTCGGTCCGCTGACCCTGGCCCGGCTCGATCAGAATGTCTTCGACAGCTACGAGCACAAGCGCCTGACCGGGCGTATCGGGCGGCCGGCGGTGTCCGGCTCCGTGCGCCGCGAGCTCGCGATCCTGATGGCCTGCCTGAACTGGTGCGCGCACGGGCGCCGGAAGCTGATCGCGAAAACCGACGTCCCGGACGTCGAGCTCCCCAAGGCATCGGCCCCGCGCGACCGCTGGCTCAAGCTCCCCGAGATGCAGCGCCTGCTCAACTCCGCGCAAGCATTGCGCACCGGATCCCGCCTGTCGCGCGGCGAGCGTTTCCTGTGGTTGGCCCTCGAGACTGCGGCCCGCAAAACGGCGATCTGCGAGCTCACCTGGGACCGCGTCGACTTCGAGACCGGCGTTATCCACTACGCCGTCCCCGGCCGCCGGATCACGAAGAAGCGCCGGACCTCGCCGCCGATCTCGTCGGCGCTCCTGCCGGTGCTGAAGCGTGCCTATGCCGAGCGCCGGAGCGACTATGTGCTGGATACGACGAACGACCCCTACTCACTGGTCACGCGGATTGCGGAGCACGCCGGGGTGGCCGACGTCAGCCCGCACGTACTTCGTCATACGGCGGCGACACAAATGGCGCGCCGGGGCGTGCCGATCGCGCACATCGCCGACCTGCTCGGCAACACGATCGCCATGACCGAAATGGTCTACCGCCACCACTGTCCCGACGCGACGCGCAAGGCCGTCGAGATGATCTCGGGCGGGCTCCTGGAGGCTGCAGAATGATGCGCGCGGGCCGCGCCCACGATGGGCGCAAGTGCGCAAAATGGGCGCGCTTTGTGAAGGACAAACAGGACACCGTGTCCACTGCGCCCCGGTGCTTCAGAGCATAACCTGTCCATCGACAACGACATACAGGAACACAGCCGTGTTCTTCACGAGACTAACGGGCGGGGGCCCAATCCCGTTTACAGTGTAAGAACTTAGACCCCGTTTTAGTTTGTCGACCGACACCTATTTGAGCGCACTTTTGGGCGCACGTTGACTGCCAGCAGCCTCGCGGCGATGTTCGCCACTATGAACCGAATCGCCGAGACCGCGCTAAAGACGCTCGCCGAAATCCTGGTTGTCGGGGCGGTCCTCTGGTTCGTGGCCGTGCCGGGCTTCCAGTGGGCGGCCCGAGCAGGCTGGTTCGGCTCAACCGTACAGCCGACCAAGACCTCCGCCGAACAGAGCGGCGCGCCGCGCTGATTCGGCCGTAGCGTCGGCCTGCTGGCGCTGTGTGAACTGCTGCGCGATCTGCCCGTATGCCTGGGCCGCCGGGTCCGGCACGGCCACGGGGATCGCGAAAGCCCCGCTCGGCAGCGTGGCGCCCGGGAGCGCATCGGCCAGCGATGTGCCGGCCTGAGGCACCTGACCCACGGGCGCGGCGGCCGGAACGGGGCCGCCGAGTGCCTTCTGCAGCTTGTCGGCCCACAGCTGCGCGAACTGCGCATTGGTCTGCCCGGGCCGCCCTCCATTGAGCGAGAACGCTCGCTGCCCGACCGTGGCCGCCGCGTCGCCGTCCGGGTTCGAGAGGATCTTCGCTGCGCCGCCCGCACCCTGTTGGTGCGCCAGATAGAGTTCGCCCGGCGCCGGCGCACGACCGAGCCGCTTCTGCAGGAAAGCGCCGTTGTCGCGCAGCAGCCGCGCGCCGGCGTCCGCCGAGGCCGCCGGATCGAACTTGTTCGTCAGCCCGTAGCGCCCGGCCGTGCTGTCGATGAACTGGAACAGCCCACCGGCCGACGAACGCGGGTTCTTAGCGTTCGGGTTCAGACCGCTCTCGATCTGACCGATGCCCCGCAACGTGTTCGCGTCGACACCGTTGCGAGCGGCGGCCGAGGCGATGATGTCCGCAATTGAGCCCATCAGCGTTCTCCTGCCCGGCGCACGGCCGCCGCCTCGGGCCGCTGTTCCTCGTCGTGCGCCGCATTGAAGAGACGGAGCGTCTCCGTGGCGCGCACGCCGCCGACCGTCAGCAGCTCCCGGCGCTGGGCCGCGAAGTTCGCCGGGTTGTAGTCCTCAAGCAGCTTCGCCGCGAGCTGCGGGTTCTGGATCACCTCGTCCTGGAGCCGCTCGATCGCGCCCTTCTGCAAGCCGGCCGACTTCCGGCGCAGGTAGGTCGCGAGCAGATCGACACCGGCCACGGTCGGCGAGAGCTGGCCGCGGTTGATCGACCGGATGCGGCTGGTGATCGACGAGGCCGAGAGCGAGGCATCGTAGCCGGCGTTCATGCCCTGCGCCGTACCGGACGACCCGGGCCGCCGGGCGCGCGTCGCCGCCCCGGACCCGGCCAGCGCGTCGAACACGTCCGTGATGTCCTTGAGCTGCTCCGGGTTGTCCCGGTACAGCCGTTCGGCCACGGCCCTGTTGCGCGGGTCCGACAGGAATTTCGAGCCGGCGAGGCCATTGATCTGCGCGCGGTCGTTCACGCCGCCCTGGTTCGTGGCCTCCTTGCGGAGCACCTCCCAGAACGCCGCCCGGGCGTTCTGCGGATCCGTGCCGGACGTGGCGAGCAGCCGGTCGACGGCCTGCTCCGGGCGCGGGTCTTTCAGCACCGTCCGCATCGACTCCACCGTGCCGGTGTTGTCGTACTTCAGATACGAAGCCTCGGGCGAGCGCCCGGGCGTGGTCAGCTCGCGGCGTGTCGTGTCGGCCGTACTCCGTGCGGCGTCCCGCGCGGTGCCGGCGTCTGCGGCCGACAAGATACGCTCGCGCAGGCCCGGAAAACGCGACAGCGGCTCGCGCAAGCCGTCGACCTGCTGGCGCAGCGCAACGGGCTTGTCCACGGAGCCGGAGACGCGGCCGAGGATCTCGTCCTCCAGCGCGCCGCGCACTTCCGGGGTGTCGGCCCGGGCGAACAACGCATCGATGTCACGGTTGCCGGCCGGGTTGATGAAGCGGCCCGGGATCTGCTCATCGAGCAGCGCCGGGCTACCATCGGCGCGGCGTGCCGTGGTGTCCGCCAGCGCGCGGCTCCCGCCCGCAAATTCCTGCGTGCGCGCGCCGACGGCGGCTTCGGCAGCGGCCGCGCCGCGCCGCGCCGCGGCCGCGCCGGCGATGTTCTGCCGCAAGCCGGGGAACTGTCGCAGCGGAATCTCATAGTCGCGCAGGAAACGGTCGACCCGCTCCGGATCGTTGCGTGCCTCTGCCGGCAGCCGGGCCGCGATCTCATCCTGGATAGCGCTGCGCACGGCCGGGGTGTCGGCCGCCGCGAACAGCCGGTTGAGCGGCTGATCGGTGGCCGGGTTGACGAAGGAGCCTGCAACGCGCTCGTCCCGCATCTGCGGCTGCCCGCCCGGGCGACGCGCGAGAGCCGCCGCTACGGGATCGCCCGAGCGAGCGAAGGCTTCGGCCTCGTCGAACTTGGCGCCTCGCGCCGCTTGGAACGCGGCCTGCTCGTCCGGCGACAAGTTGCCGGTGATAAACCGCTCGACGCTGTCTTGCAGCTGGCCGATGACCCTGGCCGCGTTGCGTCCGCCATTCTCTGCCCGGGGATCCGCCATCGCGTTGCGTTGCGCCCGGTCGAGTTCCG